TATGACCGCCCAGAAGATTCATATACAATTATTGAATTGCCCGAACCGATTTTTTCAGTCACGATCCCGGCTAATCGGGATCAGCCGGGCCGTAGCCACTACGAAGCAATTCGCCGTGGTGGAAGCTATCGCGACTTTTGACCCCCCCCACCACCCCGCCGGGCGCCGTGCCCGGCAACCCATCCCTCGAATCACCCCCGATGACTGTTCCAACCGTTGAGTACATGCTCGATGCCACTCTGATCAGCAACGGACTGCACCGCTGGCCCGCCAAAGGCGGAGAGATCACCGTTGCTGGCGACGAGCTTCGCCAGGCCCTTGAAGACGCCTACGACCCTCTGATGCCCAACTGGCCCGCCATGGTCGAGGTGCAGGATGCCTGACCCCACCGCCGCCGACCTAAGAAAAGCTCTGCAAGCCGCTCATTTTGCCCTCATCGAAGCTGCGGATGCCATCCGAAGCCGCGAAGGCCAAAGCCCTGCTTACCGCCGCGCCTCAAATGCCGGTGATGCTGCACGGGAAGCGCTATTTAGCCGCCACAGTGCCGATGCCTAACGACCCCACCGCACACACCGCCATGGCCAGATCTAAAGCTATGCCTCATCTAACCGTAGACAGCGAATCCCTGAAAAAATGGAATGACGACGTGAGCCGCCTTTATCTTGCTATTGGGCATGCTTTGCACATCGCATACGAAAACCTGATTCCGTTTGCGCGATACGCCATTGAAGCCGAGCGCGGCAGCCCCATCGGCCGCAAGCGCCGCGCACGCCGCGCCAGGGGCCGCCGTCGCTATGCCGGTTGACCCCACCGCCGCCGACCGGCAGAGCCGCTTCAAGCTCCGCCGAGCCGGCCTCCTGCCCCCTGCAGTGAAGATCGCCTGCATCGGCCCCGACTGCACCACCACGCACGACGGCCGCCACGGACTCCACTGCTCCCGCTGCTGGGAGCGCTTCACCCCAGAGGGGCGAGCCGATCGGGCGGATCGGGTGGCCCGGTTCAGGGCCAGGCAGGCACCAGCCAACCCATCAACAGAGGATGACCAATGACACCGAAATCACGGTTTTCCGTTCGCAAGTTTTCCCGCGATGGTAAAGTTACGTGGCAGCTGCGACTTGACTCGCTGTCCGGCCCGTCCTGCGGTTTTGAATTTGCCACGCGAGCGTTGAATCTTAAGCGCAGCAACCGTTATGAAAGATGGTGTGTAGCTCAGCAGTTATTGCAATGCCGCCGATTACTCCGTGATCGCGTGCGGCAGCTTGACGCTGGACAGTCGGATCAAGAGCGGTCGTTGGCCCACTACACGCGAATGCGCAACCGGGCGGTTTTAGAAGGCCGAAGGTAACTCGACCGGCGCCCCCTCCGTAGCGGGAAAACTGAGGCACGGCTTGAATGCCCCCATGCCCGACCGCTCCCCCACGCTCCGCCTGTTCCAAGGCCTCTGCGTCGCCGTGCTCCGCCGCGATGGCCCGGCAGCGCGGCAGGGCCTGCGGATGCTCACAGCCGTGGCCGACGACCCGGAGGGGGAGCAGATCCTGCGGCTGCTGACCGCCAACCTGGACCCCGAGGGCCGGTACTGGCTGGGCACGCTCCATGGGGCCCGCAAGGGCCTGGAAGATCCGGCGGCGGGAAAACTCAGGGCAGCCTGACCCGCGCCGCCGATGCTCGCCCCTGACCCCCTCTGGCGCCCCACGGCCACCAGCACGCGCAACGATCGGGACCTGATCAGGACTTACATCGGCTGGCCCGCCACTGAGGGGAGCCTGGTGGAGTTGACCCAGCAGATGAACGCGGTCGCCACGCACAGCCCCAGCACCGTGACGCAGATCCAGGCGTGGCTGGACGAGATCGTGAACCTGGAGGAGATCCAGGCCGATGAGATCGACGCGGGCACTGCTCACCTCGGGAACGCCGAGGAATACGAAGGCCCGATCCCCGGCACCTCGCCCACGCGGGATGAGCAGCTGAATCAGGCCGGCAAGCTGGCGTGGGACACCTCCCTCCTAAAGGCCCGCTACCGCTTTGGCGGCGGCGCCAGGGCCACGGCGCAGGGGCAGCGGGACGAGCGGACCCAAGCGCTGATCAACCGGATCGCCACGGCCCTCAACGTGCCCCGGATCGCCCCGCAGGGGGTGAGCGGCGCGGGGATGTTGCTGAGGAGCTGAGCAGGGGCGCCATCGCCCGCCGCACCTCTGATCAGCACACCCTCACGGCCAAACCCGTGTCACACCAAATTGAAGGGTCCGAGCTTTTATCCAAGCGTGTCACCAAACATCGATTTAGGCGGGGAATTATTGAGGCGTGGCCTGGCGGGTCCAGCGGGAAAACTGCAGGCAGTCGCTCACAGACCAATGCCAGCAGGTGGAATGCCCTACTTCGGCGGGATGCCCGGCAAGCCCAAGGCCGGCAAGAAGGCCGCCAAGCCGATGAAGTGAGCCCAGGACCACGGGAAAACTGCGAGCAGTAGACCCCGATCCCATGGCCCGCGGCGGCAGCAGAGGCAGACGCACCAGCTATGCCCGCGACAACAGCGGGCGATTTGCCTCGACTCCCGGCGGTGGCCCCTCGAAGCGGAGCACGCCGGCCACCAGGCGAGCGGCCAGGCCCAAGGTCACCGGTGGCACCCTCGGGGCCCGTGGGAGCCTCCGCCGCAGCCGCGCCAAGCTGGCCGCCAAAGACCCGGCCGATCGCAGCCTGCGGGGATCGCTCAGCCTGCGGGCGCAGAAGGGGGCCGTCACCAAGGGCGCCAACCGGCTCGGGAAGGTGCGGGCCGCCTCCACGGTGCGGATGGCTCGGAAGGGGCCGGCGGGGGTGATTCGGAAGGGCGGGAAAGTTGCGGCCAAGCCTGTGGCGGCGGCCAAGTCAGCGGTGAGGGTGATTCGCCCCAATCGCCCCGCAATGCGGCCAGGGCCCACAGCCGATCGCGGCAAGATCAGCGAGTACGTGGGCGCGGTGAGAGGGGCCCGGCGGCGGCTCAGCAACGCCAAGCCAGGCACCGCCAACGCAGCCGAGGCAAAGCAAGGCCTCAAGGACAACCGGCAGGCACTGAGCCGCCGCATTCAACGGGAGCGGGGTGCTCGCCGTGGCCTGAAGCCGGCCACCTCGCAGCAGGTTCTCACTGGCACGGTTCCGGCGCCTCCTGCCAGGCGTATGAAGGCCGCACGGCCGGCGGGGACGGTGGTGAAGCCGAAGGGGTTGAAACCTGGGGCGATTGCGGGGAGGAAGGGGGCGAAGGCTGCTGCGGCCAAGCCCGGCAAGGCCAAGGCGGCGTCAGCGCCAAAGATCAACGGCAAAGAGTGGACCTCCTTGAGCCGTCTCCGGGGAGCGGTTCCATTTGATCGAGGGAGAGGGCAGACCGGGTACTTTATCCCTGGTTCATCCTTGACTCCTGCAAAGCGAAATAAGCTAGGGCTAGGCGCATTTAAGTCGGAAGTTAGTGGAGGCAACTTCACCGCGCAAAGGCACACTCAAGGAAGTCAAGAGGGCTGGATTATCAGCCCAAGAACCCAGCGCGGCGAGACTCCTATTCAGATTCAGCGGGCCAAGTCATCCAAGAAACCGAAAACAGCAGACGACTTGCTGACACAGGCAACACGAATTGAGGCCGTGGGTCGTCGTATGTCTCGGGCCGCCCGCACAGGCTTCAGGGATCGTCAGATTGAGGCCAGGGCCGTGCGTGCAGCAAAGGCGGCGAGGCAACGGGCCTTTGACATGCAAAAGCCACCATCCAAGGCCGAGCTGAAAAGACAGGAGCAACGGCTCAATTCACCGACCACCGCAGGGCTAAACGCTCGCATTGCGCGTGACTACGCCGCGAGAGGCCGCCGCTAACCCATGCCCACCCCCTTCGCCCCTTTTGCAAACCTCCGCATCCTCTGGCGGCGCCCCACCGCAGCGGCTACCAGCCTGCGGGAGGGGCTGCAGCGGGCCACTGATCTGGTGGTGATTGAGGCCTTTGCTGAGGCCCAGGACCCCGGCGGCGAGCGGGAGAGTGGCGGGCGCTCCATCGGCTCGGGCGGCATCGAGGGCAACATCACCCGCTGGGCCGTGGTGCCATCCGGCGCCAACTGGCTGGACGAGGGGGGCGCTTGGAGTTGGACCGATACCGGCCTCAGGCCCACGGGGCTCCCCCGCGGCGAGAAGCTGGAGGCGTTCATGGGCGACCTGGCCAGCCTGCCGGCCACCACCGAGTCGGAGCGCGGCTGGGTCACGATCGCCACCCTCTCGGGCGTGGGCGGGATCGATGCGGTGATCCGGGCCGCTGCAGGCGACGAGTTCACCGGCGCCTTTGCGGCGGGGCGATGAGGGTCGCCACCAGGGCCACGGTGCGCGTGAACCCGGCCACCCTCGCCAGGGCGCAGCGGGCATCAGAGGCGGCGGCGCGAGTGGTGTTCCCAGAGCTGAACAGCGCCTTTCAAGATGCGCTGGGCACCAAGGCATGGGACTGGCCACGGGTGACCATGCGCGGGGGCGCCTTCCGCCGCGATGGCAGCCGCACCAGGGGCCGCCCGGTGGGATCGCCCCGGAACATCGTGGACCTCGGCACCCTGCGGGCCAGCAACTCCTTCCAGATCAGCGGCAACCTCTGCACCTTCCGATGGGCCGTGGGCTATGCCACGGCGGTTCACTACGGCGCGAACATCCACCCCTGGGGCGACAGGACCCGCCCCCTCGTGAACCTGCCCGCCCGGCCCTGGACTTCGGCGGTGATCGGGACCATCAAAGTTCCCGGCATCGAGCCCTATGACTATCGGGCCCAATACCGGGCATCATTCATCCAAGCCTTCCGCAGCCTGAAATGACCTTTGATCTCCTCCCCTGGGAAACCGCCCCCCAGGCCCCCGAGCAGGCCGCCGCCACGATCGAGTGGAACGGCGGGGAAATGACCGTCCCCCGGCTGGGCTACCTCACTGTGGACGAGATGCAGGGGATCCGGGAGATTGACCCACAGAACGCCCTTTATCGCCTGATCACCGCCGCTGCGGTGGCCCTCAGCCAGGCCGCCCCCGATCACACTGCCCACTGGTGCTACGGCCTGCTCACCCGCCTGCTGGCCCAGGAGCAGGGCGCCAGCATCGGCCGGATGAGCCCCGAGGAAGAGGCGGTGCAGGTGCTTTACGCCGGGATCATCGGCCCCTTCCTGGAGCAGGCCAGAGCCATCACCAACCGTGTCGTGATTCGGTCCGTCACCGTGATCCTGAACCGGATCAAGCCCGCCTGGACCGACGAGCAGACCCGCAGGCTCCCCGCCCCCCTGCTGGGGATCCTCCACGCCTTTGAGCAGGAGGAGGAGCGGGCCGGCGCTGGCCTGCAGCAGGACCCGGCGGCCGAGATGCGGGCGCTGGAGGAGGCGCTGGGAAAGTTGCAGGAGGTCAGCAGCTCGATTGCGACCGACCCGACTGGGCCCGAGCCTTCTGGGACTGCCGCAGATTCTGGCCCGGAGCTCCAGAGTTCAGCCGCGAGCGCTTCGGGAAGCTCCCCGCCGGCTATGTCCTCCAGGCCCTCCAGGCGGGCCACGCCGCCGAACGCGAAAGGCTTCACCGGGAAGAGAAAGGCGTCGCCCAAATCGCCCTGATCCTCGCCGAGACCAACCGCAATCGCGAAGCCCAGCCCGAGCCCTACAGCCTCCGGGACTTCTGCTTCTGGGTGGAGGTAGCCGAGAAGCCGCGCCCCCCGAGCGAGGCCGGCGCCGCCCTGCTGGAGCTACTGGAGCGCAACCTCCTGCCGGGGTTCGTGCTCGACGGCCCATGGCTGGCCGACCTGGAGGCCCAGGGCCGTGGCGTCACCCCGCCGCCGCGGCTGTGTTGGGCGGCCGAGGATGCGATCCTCCTAGCCCCCTATCGGGTGGATGCAGGCCACTGGGGCGGATTCCTCGTGGCCCAGGCCAGTGCCGCGGGCCGAGTGCGGGAGTTCGCCTCTGAGGCCGGCGAGGTCGTGGCCCTGCGGGTGCCCGCCGATGCGGTGCCGGGGCGATCGTTTACCGCTGCCCAGGCCGGCGCGGTGCTGGTGCTGGCGAGCCGGGAAAACTCCAGGTAGAGAAACACCCCCTGGCCATGCCCTCGACCGTTGATTACGCCGCCGCGCTGGATATCCAGCATTTCATCGTCCCAATGCGACTCGCATCCGTGGCACTGGAAGATGCCGCCGCCGCCGCCGCCAACAACGGTGCGAACCTCAGCGCCTGGCTGAACACCGCCAACGCGATCAGCGGCGCCGGGGCTGTGAGCACCAGCGGGGAGGCCTCCACCTTCCAGCTGAGCGTGAACGGCGTGGTCCTCACAGTCAGCAATGCGGCGCTCGCCACCAACGTGGTGACCCTGACCCTCAACGCCGCTGCTGGCGCGCTCGTGGGTGATCGGATCACCGTGGCCGCCCTTCCGAGCCCCTTCGCGAGCTGTAACGGCACCTTCACCGTGACGGGGGTTACCACCGCCTCTCCCTTCACCGTGAGCTACGCCCTCACCGGCGCCAACATCACCTCGGCCGCCGTTGCCGCTGGCACCGTGACCACGGGCCTCTACCCCTTGGATGGAACCGGCAAGCCGATCCAGCTCCTCAACGTCACCGGCGCCCCCCTCTCGACGCAGGAACAGGACGAGAAGGTTCTCACGCACGATCAGGTAACCCGCGGCGCTTCAATCTCTATCGGAATCAATTCCGACTCCAGCATCGCTTTTAAGGGCATGACCGTGCATAAATCGGTAGATCACAAGATCATGGAGGTCATTCGTCAGTTAGGTGTTGCCGAGAAGCTCGCCGTTAAGTATCTGCGGGTCGGACCTGGCGGCACCACTGAGAAGAAGCTGTGCTACGGCCGAATCACATCCAAGCAAGAGGAGGGCGATGCAGGCGCTCTGGTGAAGTACGGCGCCAGCCTGATGGTGCTGGGCCAGGTTCACACCATCTACGACAACGCCTGAAGTGGATATTGACGGTCAGGTGCATTTGGTGGTCTCAGACAGCCGGCCAGGGCAGCGCCTGTGGCGCGTCTGCTCCGGTGGCTCCTGCCTGGTGCATCGGAGCCTCGGGGTGGTGATGGGGCACTACCGGGCGCTGCTGATCAGCCAGGGACGAGAGGTTGGCGAGGGGTGAGCATGAAAAAGCCCAGGGGTTCTGACTCCCCTGGGCTTTGTTGAAGCATCCCGCAGTAGTCTAGGTCAAAACTTGGAATCGGGCAGCAGCTTCAGCAAGGCAAGGCACTCGGCCTGATCGGCAAAAAACCCGTCCCTCAGCCGCACTTTCGATAGCGGAAGATGGTGCTCGCCCGCACCTGTATTCTGAGCAAGCTCGTGTGCGCTGTCTGCCGCGACACTCAGCGCCTGCCGGATCCGATTCAGCGTGCCCTCCTCAATTGACAGGCAAACCGGCGGAATGTCCACGCTGGAAGAGGGAGTTAGCCCAATGCCTTGACAATCGGGGCTCTGATAAACCGGGGGAGCACCCTCTTGCGCTGTAGGCGGTGGTGGGGCGTGGAGGTTGTTGGCCATTTCCAGGATTCGATGTGTGCCGATGTTCATGCTGTATCCAGGGAAGGCATGGTAACCCACCTCACGCAGGAAGGCGGCAAGGCCGCGTCGGTTGTTTGGGTGAAAAAGGTATCCCTCAACTAGGCCCCTTGAGACTGAGGCATTGCAAAGGGCGTCGCCCGCCCTCAATACTTCCGGCTTCAGATCCGGGAACTCAATATGCTTGGCCATGATGCGTCTCCGTGGCAATAGTGATGGGGATCAGGACAGGGGCGACCCAGCCCGCTCCAGTCTTCTCAGCCCGTCGCTCAGCAGGCCCTCCGCCAGCTGGTCAACGGTGACCCCCTGCACGGCGGCCATCGCCTCCAGCCGCTCCACCTCGTCGGGAGAGAGATCAACCAGCAGCTCGGCCATGGGGTCCTCCTCCCTCCACAGGCTGTAGAACCAGGCGCCGCAGGCGAAAGCCTGCAGCACTATCAGGGTGAGCGCGATGGCCTTGAGGGTGTCCATGTGATCTGGAAATGGGTGATGATTCGGGTGCATCCTAGATCAGGATAGGGACAGTGCAACCGCGCAGCATCTGTGCTTGCACTGGGCGATCTGGGATAACCTGCTGCGGTCCGGGTCGGCCCGAATACAACACCAGTCCCTGACTGGGAATCAAGGCGGGGGGGGGGGTGGTGTTCATGGGTTCAGCGGGGGTGGTGGGTGGTCATTCGCCTTTCTGTTCACAAGGTGACAGGTCGTAAGTTTTTGAAAGCATGAGTGCGGCTGCTGCGTACAAAACACCTGTGGCGTGTGTTGCCGATAGGTCAGTGTTGGCGCATTCTTTGAGGATTCTTTGCAGTAGATCGATTTCGGGATCCACGTAAGAATCCTGCGCAACCCTTGCCGTCTGCAGCGGCAAGGCGGCAATCCTCAGCGCCCAGTTCCCATCTGGTCGCTCTTGCCATTCCCCGGCGCGGATACTGCGCCCGCCATCGGTTTCAACCTCAATGAATCGGGGGCCTTCGGGTCCTGGCGGGCCATCAAAGATCACATTGATCGGCGCAAAGGTGTCCATGGGTTTTGTAGGTTGATGGGTGGTCATGGGGCCGTGGCCAATGGGCGGCGCTGCTCACGCCACCGGCCCCACGCGATGCACGGCCCAGTAGGCAACGGGCCCTGCCTGCTGCAGCCTGCAGTCCAGCAGCTGGTGTTCCAGCAGCGCCGAGATGCGCCAAAGGACCGTGCCTTGATCGCACGCCCATCGGGCCTGCAGCTCCAGAGAGGTGATCTCCGGGATCAGGCCCGCCCGGATGCGCATTCCCAGCCATTGCGACAGATCGAGGCAGTCGAGCAGGGTGGTGGGCTGCACATAGGCGCGTCGTGCCAGCAGGGTGCGGACGAGATCAGTCATGCCTCCCACCCCACTTCTTCCGCTGGAACCCCCGCACTGAATCCCGGCGCATCAGCACGTGGGGGCCACCGCCGATGGGGATCAAGCACACGTGACCCGGCAGGTCGGGCAGGCCGCGAGGGGTGTAGGTGCGGCCATCGGGCCCGGCCCAGAAGTCACCGAGGCGGAACCGATCGGCGCGAGGCGTGATGATCCCGGTGAAGGCGGTTTTTTTCATGGCCGACCCCCTTCGCTGCAGCAATAGGCCTCGCAGGATCGAGCCCAGTCGTGGTTGTCCGTCGCCTCGGGGAAGTGAAGACTGCAGAAGCCGTAGAACCTTCGCTCCGTGCCGCCCGTTGTGCGCCGATATGGCCTCTCCTCAAACAGGCGGCACGACCGGCACGTGCGAACGATGTCGGCCACGGGGATGCGTGGCAGCTCTGACGCATAGGAGGCCCACATCATGCCAACCCGCACACGGCGCACCGCCTCGGCATTCATATCCAGCCGGCGGCCGATGACCGCGTGAGCGATGTCGGCGGGGGTCTCCAGGATGGCCCTAGCGAGCGTCTCCCTGGTCGCGTCGTCGTAGGTGCGGCGGCTCATGCAGCCTCCTGCAGCACGCTGATCCAGACGGTTCCCATGTCGAGCAGAGGCAGGATCCGATCCCTCAGATCCTGGTTGTGGAGGCGGATGCAGCCGAGGGTCGGGTGCAGCTCCTGCCGAGGGTTCCAGGCCCCCGGCCACCCGCAGGCACTGCCGCCGCCGTGCAGCATGATCCCGTCTCTATAGGGCCGTGACGTGGGCCCCTCCTGCCCTTCCAAGCCCTCCATGTCGAACGAATACCAGCCGTAGGCGCGGCGATCGGGGGTGAAGGTTGCGGTCCGGTCCTGTTCGTAGTCCCGATGGATGCCCTTCGGGTTGATCCGGTAGAGCCCCGGCGGGGTGTCGGTGCCCGTGCGGTTCCATTCGGCCTCTTTGCCCTGCCCACGGCACAAACAGGGGATCCTCCACAGCCGGCGCCCGTCATGGGTCCAGGCCGTGAGGGTTTCGTTCACGTCGTTGGCGATCAGGTGGTGATCACCGGGCTTCAGATCGGGGCGGATCTTTGGACCCACCATCCCCGGCGGCCAGATCGGCGGGCCCTGGGGGACGGGCATGATCGGGGGGCGTGGTGGCGTGGCGGTCGTGACAGGGGCGGGAGCGCCGGCCACGAACAGGGCCACCTCTGCCGCCCGGCGCCGCACCAGGCCCGCCATGATCTTCTTCCCGGCCTTGCTCCAGCGGGGCAGCTCGGCCTTCACCACGGCCTCGGGGTTCTCGCCGGCCAACAGGCGCCGCCGCAGGGTGGAAATCTCCAGGCTCCTGGGGCCCACGTTGAAGGTAAAGCTGATCAATGCCGCCTGCTGCTTCGGGGTCCACGTCCCGGCCATCGGGAGCAGCCGGAACACCTCGGCGGCGGCGCGGTTGATGTCCGTGGTCAGCATGCCCTCAGCGACCGCCTGGGTGATCACGGCGCCCTCCACCACGTCGGACCCGGTGTGCCCGTAGCCGATGGTCCAGGGATCGCCCCCGCTGCCGGGGTCGGGGTAGGCGGTGAGGTGGCACCCTTCGAACTCGGCGACGATCTGCCGGGCTGGGGCCAGCCACTGGGGATCGGGGGGAGTGGAAGCGCTCTTGGTGCTCATCAGAGAGGCCATTCGGAGATCGTCTGCCAGCCCTCGCCCTGCAGCCGGGCCACCTCGGCGGCGACCTGCTCGGGGAGCACGTCCACCACCAGCGACCTGCTGCCCTCCTGACCGGGCGGGAGGGCCGTTGGCTCCTCACAGATCAGCCGAACGAGGCCGCAGGTCATCGCCGCATCCCCTGGCGCATCGCCCAGGCCGTGGCTGCCTTTTGGGCGTACCACGACTGGAGCAGGAGCTTCGCCAGGTTGCGGAGGCTCAGCACGTCGTCCACCTCGTCAAGGAGGCGGCCTATGCGCTCAATCTCAAACGCCTGGGCGGTGCTCAGCTCCATGCCTGCGGGGTCCGCGGGGAGGAAACCGGCAACAGGATCGGGGGCTGGCATGGCAGCAGAATAGCTACCCAAATCCAGATAAGCATCAGGTCGGCGGGAGGATCCATAACTGGGCCAGCGGGAAAACTGCGGCAGAAGCTCCGACCGCTCCGCCATGCCACGAGGCCGCCGCGCCAGTTACACCCGCGACAACAGTGGCCGGTTCGCCAGCTCGCCAGGCGGCGGGGCCCCAAAGCGGAGCACCCCAGCGACCCGGCGGGCGGCCACCAGGGCGGGGAACCGGCTGAACCGGGACAACAGCGGGCGGATCAGCGGGATCGGCCGGAATGGGGCCACGGTGCGCGGCGGGAGACTGAAGACGGCCAAGGGGAACAAGCGGGCCACGCAGCTCACCACCCTGCGGCCGGCAGGGTTCCGGGGCGGCACGATCGCTAAGGGTGGCCGGGGCGTGCGCGGGATGGTTGCGCGGAGCCTGGCAGCGGCGCGGAAAGGGCGGGCGGGAGCGCAGACGGCTCAGGCCAGTTCAATGCCGCGTCGCGTCCCTGCTGCGCAGCGGCCGGGATCGCTCACCTCCACCCTGCGGGGCACCCTGCGGGCCGTGGCGCGGGCTGACGCCGCTCGCATCCGCGAGCTGGAGGCGATCACGGGCCAGAAGATCAAGCCCGCCGCAGCGGGGACCAGGGCCGGCACAGAGGCAGGCGCAAGGGTGCGGGGCGCCGCCAAGGGCGGGAAGGTGGCGGGCGCCCTGCGGGCAGGCCTGCGGGAGCTGGCCCAGTCGGACGCCAGGACCGCTCGGGAGATGGCCGCGATCGTGCGCGATGCCACCCCAAAGGTGGCCGGCGGCAAGGGCGGCAAGGCGATTCGTGGGGGGCGGGCGGCATTGCCGGCGGCGGCGCGGAAGGAGCGGATGGCGGCGGCTAAGCCGGTGGCGGCCAAGCAGCAACCGCAGAAGCCCTCTAAGAAGCCCGCAAAACCCGCACGGGCACGGCGCTCAAAGCCTGATCTGAGTCAAGGCTCATTTGAGCGCCGTGCTCGCGCCACTGAGAAGCGTGCAAAAGCCGCTGAGCGTGTTGTGTCAGCTATTGATCGCTTTAACCCCGCCAATCGCAGGTTGGTAAATCGCGCCAATTCGCTCCGATCTGCGGCGGACAGTTATGCGTACTACGCACGGAGAGGCAAGAACGATCCTGATTTTTCAGCCGCTGATCTCTTTAAGGGAAGAAGCAGGAGTTCTACCGCTCCAAGGCTGACGCGCAGCGAAAAAGCGGCTGCCACTCGCCGCGCAAAAGCTGATAAGCGCTTCCGCGAGAACGTCCGCAGGATGGAGCAAGACCGCCGCCGCTAACCATGCCCCTCCCCACCACCACCCTGGCCCTGTTCGACCTCCTGGCGGCCGACGCGGTGCTCACCCCCCTCCTGGGGGTCCACGTGCTGGCCGGCGGCACCACTCGCCGCGCCCTGGCCCACTTCTGGCCAAAGGAGACGATCGAGCCCACCACGCAGCCTGCGGGGGTGGAGATCGTGGTGTGGCGCTCGCCGATGGGCACAGCCACCACGCCAACCCAGACCGGGGAGGTGGACGTGCGGCCCACCTTCCGCCTGTCGGTGACCCAGTGGGAGCCTCCAACCGCCGGGGGTGCCTGCAATCAACTCGCCGTGGTGAACCGCCTCCTGCAGCTCCTGCCGGGGGCCAATGCCTCGGACGTGACCATCGACGGGCTCACTACGGGCCTGCAGCAGCATTCGGTCACGTGGGCGTGTCCAGTGGCGGTGCTGCAGCGGGGGTGATCGGGCACCACCACCCCAAGACCGAAAGCCCTTGGCACCACTAACGGCGCCGAACTTTCGCCGGCCCCAGAGACCGCTCCGGGCACCACCGCTGCAGCGCCCCTGATGGCGGGAAAACTGCACCAGTAGCGCGGCGCGGCTCGGGTGGCAGATCTTCAGGTATCGCTGGCCCTCCTGCTGGAGAACGAGGCGGAGCTGGCGCGGGCCCTGGAGGCGGCCGGCGGGAAGGTCGGTCGGGATTTTGGTAACCGGCTCAGTGGTGAGGCGAAGAAGGCGTTTGACGAGCTGATAGCGCAGGCGGAGAAGGCCGCCAAAGAGGTAGGGGTCCAGTTCAGTAAGCAGGATCTGCGCTTCCGGGACAAGCAAGGCAAGTTCCTGTCGGATGACGCGATCCGCCAGCTCCAGCAGGCCAACAAGGGTTTTGACGAGGCGGTGCAGGGGCTCGGCCGCCTCCGATCGGCTCTGAGTGAAACCAGCCGGGAAGGTGCCCGCGGGATGAACCTGCTGGAGGCCGCCGTCACCGGTGTGGCCGTCAGTCTCACGAGCAAGCTCACCGACGCAGCTGGGACCGCCCTGGGCAGCGTGCGGGGCCTCGTGCAGGGGTTCCTGGAGCTGGACGGTGAGCTCCGCCTGGCCGCCGCTGCCGCGGGGGAAACGGGGGGTTACCAGCGCCTTAGCCAGATCGTGGATCAGGTGGGCATCGATGCGGCCGGCACCACCAAGCAGGTGGCGGAGCTGGCCACCAGCCTTGTGCGGGCCGGTTTCAGCATCTCCGAGGTAGAGGGGGCCCTGGCCGGCGTGGTTCGCGGCGCCGAGGCCACCGGGACCGGGTTTGAGGCCTTCGGGAACATCGTGGGCAACACCCTGCGGGGGTTTGGGTTGGAGGTGGATAAAACGGCTCAGGTTGTAGACGTTATAACGAAAACGGTCAACGCCAGTAACGCCTCAGTTGAAGGATTAGGTTATACATTTCAGTACACCGCGCCAATCGCAAAGGCTTTGGGCGTGAGCCTGGAAGACGTTGCGGCTGCGACGGGTTTAATGGCCAACGCGGGCATTCAGGGCAGTGTTGCCGGCACTGGCCTTCGCACATTCCTGGAGAAGATTCAGCAGGCATCTAAAGGCGCGTCGCCAGAGGTGCTGGGGCTTTCCCGTGGCTCTGAGCGGCTACAGAAGGTGATGGCCATGCTCGGCGCTACCGTCGTTGATTCAAGCGGGAAGCTTATAGGCCTTGAGCAAGTTTTCCTGCAGCTAAAGGCTGGCATGGACAAGCTAAGCCAAGCCGACAAGGTGCAGCTGACTAACGTTTTATTCGGTGATGATGCCTCGTCTAAAGTCATGGCCATCACCAATCAAAGTACGGCGAGCATCACAAAGATGTTTCGCGAGATATACAACAGCAAAGGGGCCACCGATACCGCTCGCACCGCCATGAGCGGCTTGGGCCTGGAAATCCAGCAGCTCAGCGGCACCATGGACAGCCTCCGCAACAACATCGGCGGTGTGATGGCTGCAGGCCTCCGGCCCCTGGTGCAGGCGGCCAACCTTGCCGTCGGGGCTATCTCGGGCCTACCCAGGCCGGTGAAGGACACCGGGGCGGCGCTGATCGCCTTGGGGATTGCCTCCACAGGCGCCGCGATCAGCATTGCTGCGCTCAATCTGGTGCTGGCCCAGACCGGCGGGCTTGCGGGCTTGGCCGTTGCCGGGATCGGGGGGAGCCTTGCGATCGTGGCCGCCGCCACCGCCGGGATCCTGCTGGCAACCGGGGCGTTCAACGAGATGGATCAGACCACCAAAACCCTGGTTCAAACCACCATCGCACTGGGGGCCGGCGTCCTGGTGTTCCGGGGTATCGCCGCAGCCGCTGGAATCGCTGCAACCGGGCTGAGCTTGCTCAACATTCAACTCGGCAGGACAGCCGTGCTCACCTCCTTGGCCTCTGGCGCCGCAAGGGGTGGATTCATCGCTGGACTGGTCGGCGCTGCCGCAACCGCCGCGGGCGTGTACGCGGTGCTCAACAACAACATCAAGGCGACAGGCCAGGAAACCGAAGCACTCAGCGGCAAGGCCCGCGAACTGAAAGATCAGATCGCGCAGCTTCAAAAAGAGATTGCAGACGGGAAAAAACTGGGCATTGATACCACCGAGGCACAGAAGCGGGTGAATGAGCTTTACATGCAGCTGCGAGAAGTTGAGGGACCGCTGGAGATCAAGCTGAGCATTGATAAGGCGAAGGCTGAGCTTAAGACGCTGAAAGAGGAGTATGACAAGCTGGGAGAAGGGGACAGGCAAAAGGCGCCACTGCAGGCCAAGGTGAACGGCGCTGAGCGCTACCTCAAGCTGCTGCAGGAGATCGACCGGGGCCAGGCCGTTACAGACGCTTCCCCGGTGGCCCAACAGGGCGCCAAGGATCTCGCTGAGCTTGAGAAGCGGGTTAAGGGGCTGCTGGCCAAGAAAATCAGCCTCCCCGTTGGCGCCCCCGAGCAGAAAGACATAGACGAAGCCTTGGATGTTTATCAGCGCCAGATAGATCTTAGAAAGGTCGGGATTAAGACGGTGATCAACCGAGAGGAGGCCTTGCGGCAGCTCAGCGGCCTGCAAGGTGACATCGCCGTAGCGCTGTCCAAGGGCGCCGATCCGTCCAGGCTCCGCAGTCAACTACTCCCGCTGCAAATTCAAGTCAGGAATCTTGACCTTGAGCGGGACAAGATCAACAAGGATCTAGCGGCAACATTGGATCGGCAGGTTGCCGCAGACGGCAGGCGGGTGCTCACCTCAAAGGAGCAACTGGAGGTAGCGAAGGGCAAGCTCAGCGTGCAACAGGCCAGCGCCAACCTGGACGAGAAAGCGGCGGCGCAATTCACCGCTCGGCTGCGTTACATCCAGCAAGCGGCCGATGCCTACGTGAACCTCGCCAGCGCTCAGGCGGCCCTGGCACAGAGCGGCTTTGACGTGGAGCGCAGTCGCAATAGCAACCGCCTCAGCCTGGCAGAGAAGGAGCTGCAGTTCCTGCGGGGGCGCGGGGCTAACGCACAGGTGATTCAGCAGGCGGAGCAAAGGATCGTAGCGATCAAGCGCGAGGGCGAGCAGGCCGAGTTTCGTGCCATGAAGGCCAGTATTGAGGCCACGGCGCAGCGGTTTGAGATGGAGCGCAAGGTACTGGAGCTGAAGCAGGCGGGGCAGTTCCTGGAGCAGCAAGGCGCCATGCGGGCGGCCGATCGGGCGGTGCTGCAGGAGCGCCAACAGTTGCTTGAGTTGCGCAGCAAGCTGGCGGATCCAAGCACCACGGCACAGCAAAAACCATTCCTCAATGATCAAGTCAAGTTGCAGGGGGAATCGATCAAGGCCGCGCAGTCGCTGGCCGGGATTGAGCGTGAGCGGATGGCCAACCTCGGGATGATCTTCGGGTTAGAGCGCCAAACCCAGCAGGTTCAACAGGCGACCGCTGCCAATCAGATGCGGTCCGCGGCGATCGGCAAGGAGTGGGGGAATATCTGGTCAGACGCTGGCACTTCTTGGGAGCGGTCTCTGGTCGAGCCCCTGGCCAAGCTTGACAAAGCCGCAACCGGCGTGGATCGGCTCAGGCAGGTGCTTGTGGGCACGATCCAGGCCGGGGATGGCCCGGTAGAGCAGATCTACGCCACAGCGTCAGGCCTGCCTGAGCCCCTGCGGAACGCGACCGACGCGGCCAATGGGCTGGCCGATGGGTTTGCGACGGCCAACGCCCAAGCCAATGTCCTGCTCCAGACCGTTTCCAAGCTCGCCAAGGCCCCTGCTGCCCGCTGGGCTGGCGGCGGGGTGGAGCCGGGCGGCCGATACACGGTAAACGAGCTGGGCACAGAGAGCTTCCTATCGCGCTCGGGTGCCCTGTCGCTGATCCACGCCCCGGCCTACGGCTCCTGGAGTCCGCCCTCCCCCGGCATGGTGCTACCGGCGGGGCTCACCTCACGGCTGGATGCCCTCGGCGCCTTCGGTGGCGGCCCGGCTCCCCTGCTGGCTGGCATGGCCCCGGCTGCCGGAAGTGGCGGCGCTGCATCGCAGGCGGCGGCCCTGGGGCGCCTCCAGCGCTCCATCGATGCCCTGGAAGGCACCATGCGGTCGTATCGGCCTGAGGTCACCGTCAACCTGCCCGGCAATGCCGGCCTCCTCCACACCCTGCAGGGCCTCCGATGATCACGATCTCCTACAGCGGCACCACCTACACCTTCCCGAATCTCACCGAGCACCCGTACGGCTACGACGAGGTGGACGTGCGCCGGGGTCGGGCCGCCAGGCGGTGGGCCCTCTCGGGCATCGTGAACCGCGAAGACGGGGCCACGATCGCCGGCCTCTATGCCGCCTGGAACGCGGTGAAGATCCTGGAGGATGACCCGGTGCTCACTGGCGCGGTGGGGGCCACCGTGGGCCTGACCGGCGCCGCGCCGGGCTTTGCGTGGGCCTCGGCGGTGCCCTGCTGGTTCGCCTCGGCCCCCTCGATCGCCATGGCGGGGATGTTCTGCCGGGTGAGCACCACCCTTGTGGACGCCTCCCAGTCGCTGGCCATCCTGCTGCGGCAGGGCGAAGAGGAGGCGGAGCAGGCCGCGCAGCTCAGCCTGGGCACTCTGACCTTCGGGAGCGCCACCGTGAATTTGACCGCTCGGCCCGACGGCTTCACCGATCTGCCGGCCCTGGCGCTCACCCCCGGCGGGCGGCACGTGATCACCGGGCCGCTGGCTCCAACCGAAACGCGGCGGGTGCAGGGGTGGGTGACGGCGGCCAACCTGACGGCCCTGGAGACCTGGCTCAAGACCACCACCTCTGCCAGCCCCTCCGCGGGCGGGTGGTTTCCCACCGAATGGTCGGAGCCAGTGGCCAGGCGCCGCGCTGATGGGGGCACGATTGGCACCTACTACGACGTGGCCTTCGCGGTGACGAAGATCCGATGAGCGATACCCGCGCCTATGCCTGGTGCAACCTCGGCCCCCTCGCCGAGCAGGCCAGCAGCATCGCTGACAGCCACGTGCAGGGGTCTGGGGTGATCACCGTGAAAGGCACGGTGAACCTCTCTGGCATCTACCGGCCGGCGCCGGGCACCATTGTGGAGCTGGCCTACAGCGATGGTCAGAACTGGATCGCTCGGCTCCCCTGCCGGCTGCGGGTGCTGTCGTCGTTCGCCAACCCCCTCGCCGGGAAGATCACGAGCATCAGCGTGGGCTGTGACCTGGCCTACATGGAGGCCCGCAAGCAGCCGCCCGACAGCCTCACCACACGCCAGGCCAACCCGGACACCCCGGAGGCGGTCTGGCGTGCCGCGGCGCCTGCGATTCCTGCCAGCTGGCTGGTGGGGCAGATCCTCGCGGCCCTGGGGCTTACGGCGGCCGGATCAATCCCACTCACCAACCATTACACCCGGCAGGAGTTTGATCTGACGGCCGGCTACGTGGAGGAGCTGGGCAAGCTGGCTTCTTCCGAGGGCTATGCCGTGCGGATGAACACGGCGGGCCTTGTGGAGTTCATCAACAAGGCCCCTGGCGAGACGGGAACCGGACCGCTGCTAACCGAAGAAAACCTGATTGACCTGAACCCAATCAATACCGGTGATCTGCCGGGTGATGCGGTTTATGCCAAATACACCAGCCTGAAGCTGGTTGTGCCGTCTAATCTTGATGAAGACAGCATAAAAAAACGCAACTGGGAGAGAGAGGTCAGCATTAGCGCTCCGCAGCAATACACACACCAATGGACGGAATACGCAAAAACTCCAATTCTCAGTCAGAACGGAAGTCCGACCTACCGGCAACGCAGGGATGCCAACGGGCAGCCGGTGTTCTGGGTGGGTCGCTCTGTCCAATGGGGCGAAGAATCTGAAATCCTTAACGGCGCCGTGATGGATAAGGTTTTTGAAGTCAAGGCCTACCAACTGCAAGAAGAGATCAATTACATTACGCGCACCGTAACAGAAACAACTTACGATTCCCGTGATCGAGTCAGGTCGCGCCGCACTGAAACACTCGGCTTGTGGGGGGTTGATTACAGCGAAACCGCCTATACTTACGGATCTACCTTTTACGCCCCTAACAGCACGTTCGACCCCGCCGACAATGCAGATGTACTGAATGAAGTCACGATTGAGTTCTCAGCGGAGGCTCCGCTGAAAATGTCAGCAGGCTATCAGCAGCCTTATGGCGAGCTTCGCGGCGCAGGTCTTGGCGGCCAGTATCAGTCCGCCATTAGAGAGACTGAATATGACAGGAACAAGGCGAGTGGCACTACCAAGACCGTTACAACTTCCTACGTGCCATTTATCAGCACGCCCGATGGTCAGGAAGCTATCTCCCGCCTGCGTGATGCAGGCAATCAACTGGACCCCAGCCGTCTGGCCCAGGTCTTGGGAATAGCCAAGGGGCTTGTGTCGGCTGGATCTGAAACCCGCATCAGCACCGGACGCGAGTTCGGCCTCCAGCGGCGCCCCAGCGAGGCCGAGCGCACCGCAGCAGCCAACCAGAAGGCCCCCACCGTTGAGACCACCTCCGAGGCGACGTGGGCCGTGGGATCGGCCACCAGCCAGACCAGCATTGAACTGAGCCCGCCATACGTGCCTGATGATCGGATCGTCTACTCCGGTGGCACCAACGGCACGTACAGCGTGATCAAGAGCAATGCCGATCAGGCGGCGCTCCACTATGCCCGCACCGAAAACCGCCTCCTGCTGGGCCACCGGAACGGCAACGGGATCCAGGTGCTCCCCGAGCTGCTGCCAGTCGCACCCATGGGCCTGGTGTTCATCCGTCTCAACGGCTGCACCGCCGCCTTCAGGGCCAACGGGACCACCTACAACATCGACCCGCAGGGGGTGACGGCTACGACAGATTGCCTGTTCTGGGGGGCGGTGGATGGCGCCGTGGCTGATGCGTGGTTCCCGCTGCCGCCTGGCGCCACGTCGCTGCCTGCCCCTGTCGCGCCCACCACCAATGCCAATCCCAAGCCCGCGAACGCCATCGCCATCCCTGGCGGGTTCAGCTTCACCAGCCCCAATCTGAGCAGCCTGTTCGCCTCTCTTCCCTCGGACCAGGCCCCGGTGTTCCCGCGGACCGTCACCCCTGGCGCCGTCCTGCGCCCGTATCACGAGACTGTCACGATCGCCGCCGGTGGTGGCGCCGGGGCGATAGCAACCGCCCTGCCATGGATTCGGCAGCCGGCCATGGAGGTGCTGGCGGGCGGCGGAGCAGGGGCGATAACCGAATTGGTGAAAGTGGTTCTTGCAGGCAGCGGGTCTGGCGTTATCGCAGACCTGTCAGCCGATATCACCCCAGAGCGGTTGTACGCGGGCAGCGGGTCTGGAGTTATCGCAGATCTCTCGGGTGAAGTATTCATGGAGCGGCTGCTTGCAGGTAGCGGGTCTGGAGTTATTGCGGACCTGTCGGCTGAAACCCTTGCATTGTTTGCGGGCAGCGGGTCTGGTGTAATTGCGGATGTCCAGGAACCAGATACATTCCTGCTTCACATGAATGGAAGCAATGGCAGTACAACATTTACTGACAGCGGAGGCAGTGGAATCACCGTTACTGCCTACGGTAACGCTCAGATCAGCACAGCAGATCCATTGCATGGCAGCGGTAGCCTTTTACTTGACGGATCCGGCGATTACTTGCAAACTGCGGCTAGCTCTATTCTGCAGTTTGGCACTGATGACTTCACTGTTGAATGCTGGGTGAAAGTTATTTCAGGTACAAGCAATAACGGTTTATTTACGTTTGGTAGCCCAAACAGTGGGTTAGCTGTTGGGACCTATGGAGACCAGTGGTTTTTAGATAGAGGAGACGGGAATAGTTATCGAATGGGCGCTGCAACAACAGGATCATGGCAGCACTTAGCCGTGACGAGAAGCGACGGCAGTCTGCGGTTTTTCATTGCTGGAACGCAAATAGGCGCAACCATAAGCAACTCAATCAACCTCACAGGCAACCAGCTAATAATAGGATATTACTATAGCAGCAGTTTTGCGATCAATGCTAAGGTCGATGAGTTTAGAGTTAAGAAAGGAACCGCCCTTTATACCTCGGCATTTACCCCGCCAACTGGGGCATTCCCGGATCCCTAGGAAACAGTTAAAGCGTGACGTGTCAACCGGGAAAACTGAAGCAGACACGGAAAGCCCATGCCCGCTGCAATGCTCCAGACCTTCTACGAGGCCGAGCGGTTGTACCTTGGGGAATATGCCGGCAAGAAAGCCCGCCTGTGCCTAGCGACAACCACATCAGGATCCCCCAACCTCGGATCAAACACGGCGGCATGGGATGCCGTAGAGCGCAGCGGCAACGGCTATGCCCGGTGCGAGTGGACAATCCCAGCGGGAAACTTCAACACCACCACAGACCGCTTTGAGGCGGGCTCGTACACCTGCACGTTCACCGCTCAAGGATCGGCGCTTACCTGGAACGCTGCCTACCTGGTGATCGGCACCATCAGCGGCAGCACCGTGACCTGGGGTACTGGCGTGTCGTTTGTGCTCACCGAAAGCCCCAGTATCAGCCTCGCAGCGGGATTGAGCCGCATCTACACGGTCCAGCTGTTCACCGATGGGTTCACGGTGACGGCCTGACTGGGAAGGCTATGCGCAACCGGGAAAACTGAAGCAGACACGGAAAGCTCATGCCTGCGGCAATGATTCTGACCCACTTTGAGACGGGGCGGTTGTTTGCCAACAGCTACGCCGGCAAAAAGGCTCGGCTGTGCTTGGCCGTCAACACTGGATCGCTGAGCGCGGCCAGCACCACTGCCCAGTGGGACGCAGTAGAGCTGACCGGCAACGGCTACGCGAGACATGAATGGACGGTCCCCTCTGGCAGCTACAACAGCTCCACGGAGCGGTTTGAGGTGCCGGCTCAGCTTTGCGAATTTTCAGCCTCATCCGGGGGTGCCGGGCTGAACTGGAACACCGCCTACCTTGTGATCGGCACGATCGGCGGCGGTGGAGCTGTCACCTGGAACACGGGCGCTTCGTTTGTGCTTCCCGAAAGCCCAAACATTGTGCTCAGCCCAGGCGAGCCACGCAGTTACAACGTGCTCCTGTTCACTGATGGCTTCCCGGTGACCGCCTGATGCCTGCCCGCGTCAACCTCAACGTTCCGCCGCGGCTGATTGAGTCCGCCAGGGCGGCGCAGTACGCCAACCGCGAGGCGCTGGATGGGAGGGCGCTGACCGAGAAGATCAGGGCCAAGGCTCAGGCCCGCCGGGCAGCCGTGCTGCGGCAGCAGTCGGGGGTGGCCCCGGACCGTGGCGATGACTCCCCTCCGGGTCGGGATCCGCTGAAGTGGAGGATTTGGAGGAAAAGGAGGCCGCTGGGAAGGCGCATAACCTACACCATTGAAGGTGTAAGAGATTTTTATGTCATAGGCGACGGCACTGGTGCGATTGTCTATACCGTTATTGACGAATGGACAATCTACGTGGAGTGGGATGGATACGAGAAGAAAATTTGGGCAAAGCTTCTATTTCTTGATACCAAAATTGATAGCGACATAGGCGCACCTAGAAGCGCAGTGTATATTTCAACCTTTGTAGACCCTCAAACCGGGGACGAACTGGCGCCGCTTATATCATGGATAAGCTATAAAACGTCCGGTGCTGGCGGGCCCATTGATGGAATCGCTGGAGGTGCCTTGGCCATGACGCTAGAAGACCCAATACCGTTTGACAGTTTTCCAGAAACAACCCAAGACCCATACGGAAGGCTTCTAAATCCTGCGCTTATCCCCGCATCAGGGACAAACTTGCTTGCAGGTGAGTACAACCCCTTGCACGCCTGGACTCCAGTAGCCCCCGATCAAGGCCCACCCTTAAGTTTTGGTTATGGAGTAACTGCAGCCAATCCCCTAGCTAACGAATACGACATCTCTAGGATTGAGCTTGCTCCAGGCTACGACAAAACATCATCATTAGCGTTGACCGAGGAAAGGTCTTACGGCGTCTCTATTATTGTGAAGCCATGACCACCCCCTCCCCACCCCTCGTCCAGACCGCCCAGCTCGTGGCCCTGGCCAACCGTGACCGCCTCCTGCAGCGCCAGGCGGTGGATCGAGCCATCGCCAAGGCCGTGGCGCAGGCACTGAAGGGCTGAGGCTTCGGACCGGGAAAACTGAGGCGCACCTTGCACCGGCGGAGCGATTCCCCGGCAACGCATGAAAACGAATCAGCTTGATCGGCTTCTCGGGACTGCCGATGAATGGCAGCGACCATTGGCCACTGTGGACCCTGACCCCGTGGACGCGGGGGATGGCGGCGGCGGCAGTGACGAGCTAGACGCTGACGACTCCAGCCTGGGAGAAGCTGGCCAGAAGGCCCTCCGCGAGGAACGGGCGCTGCGGAAATCCCAAGGCGCTGAACTGGCACAACTCAGGGCCCAGCTGGAGCAGATGAAGGGGCTAGTAAGCCCTGAGACCTTTGCCCAGGCCCAGGCCCAGGCGACGGCGCTGCAGCAGCAGCTGGCCGAACAACAACAAAGCACCGCGGCCGAGCGGCAGCGCCTGGAGGCCAAGGCCAACGATCGAGTGAGTAAGGCCGAAGCCCGCGCCACCAAGGCCGAGGCCGATCGCATTGCGCTGCAGGTTCGCACCGCCGCGCAGAATCTGTTCATGGCGACCGGAGGCCGCGATGGCGGCGATGGCGGCGGGCAGACCTACTTCGATGCCTGGTTCGCGTTCCACGGCAGCCGCCACATCAAGGTGGATCCGGCCACCGGGAAGGAGTTCATCGTTGATTCCGATGGCGATCCTGTAAAGCAGGGCGATCAGAACGTAGATCCCGTGGCGTGGATCAACGAGCAGGCGGACAACAGCCCCGTGGTCGGGTCCTTCTTCAAGCCCAAAGGAGGCAGCGGCGGCGGCGGCCTGGTCGGCGCCCGCGGCTTCCGCACCTCACAGGGGCTGTCCCCGGAGCAGGTGAAGGCAATGTCGCCCAGCGAAAAACTGGCCGCTCACCGGGAGGCGGCGGCCCGCCGCTGAGGCAGCCCGGCGGACCGGGAAAACTGCGGGTGATCCCAACGCGCGATGCGGCGGGATCACCCCCCAAGCGCGATGCGGCAGGGGCAACTGAATCCCCCGAGCCCTTGGCTTGTCGGCGTGGCGCGATGCCTGTCCAGACAGCTACTGAGCGACGGATCCGCCCACACCTATCCCCTTCCCAATCGTGGCTGTAACCACCTATCACCAGATTTTCGAGCGCAAGAGCTTTGAAGCCGATGCGAATCTGCAGGAGCTTGCCGTTATTGAGACGATGCTCAAAAACGGCCCCCTGTTCGCGCAGCTTCCGTTCAAGGACATCACTGGCGCCTCTGAAGTGTTCGGCCTGGAAGACGAACTGCCCGCTGTGGCCGCTCGCCTCCTGGACGAGAAGCCCAAAAATGGACGAGGCAGCTCCATCCCTCAGTCCGTGATCACGGCGATCTACACCGCTGACATTGAAACCGATGTTCAGCGCCTCGCACGCGAAGGCCGAGGCTCTCACGACAGCGAGGTTCTCCGCAACGCCAAAGCCATTCGGATGCTACTGGAGACCGACTTTATTCGCGGCAGCCTCCAAGCCAGCGGCGGCAGGTCGTTCAACGGCCTCGCCAACCTGATTACGGCTGTATCCACCAATAGCCAGGCCATCGCCAATCATGCCACCGGCGCCTCCCCTAAGTTGGCGGCACTGGACGACATGATGAATCAGGTGGACGCGGCGCCATCCGAGAAGAAACTGATCTTTCCCAAGAGCATGAGGCCCGCCTTGCAGGCCCTGCGGCGCGATCAAACCCTGACCGGCAACCTGCAGATCGAGACCAATGCTCTCGGCCAGCCGGCACTGTTCTACGACGAGGCGGAAATCATCCTCACGGATGTTGACCCACTCAACGTACCGATTCAGGGCTTTACCGAAGGGAGCGGTGGCAATGCCTGCTCCATCTATTGCGTTGCCCTTGGCGAGGATTCGGTCTACATGGCCCAAGGCCTCAGCATGGTAAATGGCGAGCTTCAGCCGGGCCTGGTGGTCTATGACGTGGGCGAATCCTACGCCACGACCCACTTCAAAACTCGGATTAATATCGACTGCGCGGCGGTGATCAAGAACCCCCGCAAGGCTGCCCGCCTTTACAACGTGACCAAGGCCAACTTCGCGGCCTGATTCAATCTTGCTTCTTTCCTTTACCCCCTGATTCATCATGCCTGCTGCAGTTGGCTACACCAATCAACGAGCCGCCCGGATTGACCGGGACAGCATCCTGCTCGGCTCCGTCTTTGCTGGTGTGAACGGTGACGGCGATCTTGAACCCGCCGCTACCCGCACCGGTGCCGCCCGCCTCCTGGAGGGGCGCCTCAACCCCTATGACAACTGGAAGGTCGTCGCTGTGGGCGGCCAGTCCAGCTCTGCTGGTGGCTACCTCGTTCAGGCCGCTCACGTGGCCCAGGGCGATGTTCTGGCCAATGCCTCGGCGTGGGCCACTATCGGCGCCATCGCTTTCAGTGGGACCGCCGAGGTGCCCCTGGGCTTCACCGGCGATCAAGTCGAGGGACTGGTCAGAGCCGCCGCCGTTGCTGCCAGCGCTCCCATCACTGGAAAGGTTCGCGTGGTTGCGCTTCGGCTGACCGCCGGCACCGGCGCAAACGGGGTTGCCGCCCCCAGTGGCACCGGCAACCGCATCCACCTCCAGCGGACCTGATCACAGGGCCCTTTCGTCCACGGGGAGGCTGCGGCCTCCCTTTTCTTTCAGGAACCATGAGCTTTCTATCAATCAGCGTTTGCCCTGGCATGGACTGGGACCCAGCCGCCGAATGGGCCAGGCCAGCTCAAGGCAACGACGCTGCCGAGGAGCAAGTCGCAGCCCCCGAGGACCCCGCGCAAGGGCAGGGAAGGCTGAGCCGGCTTACTGGGCGCCGCCGGGCTCGCACCGATAGCGGCACCTTTCAGGCGGACGACCCGGCCACGCCAGCGGTGAACGAGGCCTACCAGGAGGTGGCGGAGCCCAGCGCCGAGGCCGAGTCCGAGCCGGGAAAACTGAGGCAGTGATCAACGCGGGCACCAACAGGGAAACGCCTTGGCAAACCAGACCGTCACTACCGCAGTCAACTACGACTCCGCCGTCATCGGAGGACTGCTCGACGGCGAGAGCAGCGTGATCGGCGGAGGGATCGAGACGTGACGTTTTCAGTATCCGGGTCAATTATCACACAGGCCAACGAGTCTGGAATTGCCATTACGGCAGCTGCTTCTATTTCGGGCGGCGTGCGGTTTACCTGCGCTCAGTCTTACGCGGCGGGCAATGTCGTCCGCATCACAGGCACCTCGAACTACAACGGCGACTGGATGATTGCCGCCAGAACCGCGACAACCTTCGACGTTCTGGAAAGCGCACAGGGCACGGGGATCACGTTCGTTTCGAGCCAGTCCGGCACTGCGGCGCGGGGCGATGCAAGCCTTGCAGGACTGACGGGCCTTGCGGGCGTGACAACCACAAGTCTCGATGCCTCCAGCGGGTATGTCGTTTACCTGCTAGGCGATAACGTCAAGCTACAGGTCAACGGCACGCTGTGCGTCGGCAGTCTGCGAGAAATCAACTCGACGCGCCTTGGTCACAATGAGCAGCTTGTGATCGGTCAAAATGCGATTAGCACGGTGCAGCCGGTGCTTCGCGTGGGAAGCGGTGGCGTTTTGGTGGTTGGGTGCAGGTACACCAACGTTGTCAACTACACCGGGACGACTGCTCCGCAATACACAGACGGGATCTCTCAGCAAGTCCTGATTTATCAGAAAGGTCAGTACGGGCGAAGCACCGCCGACGGCGATGGGGCGACATCCCCAGCAACTAACCCGGCCCCGGCGACTTGTTTTTTGGCAATTTCAAGCGGTGCGCGGTTCGATTGGATCAGCGGGACAATCGATCACTGGGCCGACATAGTTTTTGACAGCGGCTCAACCGTAAACATTGGCTTTGAAGGGCAGCGAAACAAGGCGGTCACGGACAGCCGTCGCGGTTCGATGGTCATTTGGTTCAAGCCGGGAAGCTCGGTTTCGATCTTCGCCCTCAAGGCAATTGGTGATCGCGGCATCAATGTGACCAATGTCGCCAACACTGGTCGCGGTCCCACTTTTCAAATGCTGCAAGGCCCGGCGGTATTCAAGGGCTTCGAGGGTTTCTGGTGGCGCTGTGTCGTGGGCCTCGCGAATGGCACGGGTGTCGGCGGCGCCTTTACCATCGAAGACTACGCTGGCGCGTTGGGGTCTGAGCTTGACATTGCGAAAGCGGTCCCGTCAGGGCAAACGCTGCTTGTCACTTTCAAAAACAGCGCGGTCGGGACAACGATGGTTGTGGTTGATGCCTCCCTAGGAACCGTGCTGCTGTACGTCACTCAAAAGCTCACCGCTACGGTGAGAACGACTGGTGGTGTGGCAATTCAGGACGCGGTGATTTGGACGATCAGCAATGCCGCCGTGCAATCCCTCGGCGTCACCGATGCCAGCGGGCAGGTGGTGATCGACAACATCGAGACGGGTTTTTCGCCCGACAACCAAGCAAGTGTGACTCTCCGTTTTGCAGCGGGCGATGTGGCGACTTGGAACGTCCGTGCGTATCAGAGTCTGTCTGCTGTCTATCAGGTGGTGATGCGGGGCATCGGCGGGTCGCAGGTTGCGCCTGCGATGGTGAGCGACTCTGCTGTCACGCTGAGTCGCTCTGCGGCGGGCGCACTGGCGAGCGTGGCTACGCTGGACAATTTTTACGACGCCGCGAAGTTCTGGAACGTCAGCAGCGCGAACGTCAATTTCCCGACTGCATCAACTCAAGTCGCCACGGCGGCGGGCACCACACTTGACTTGGGTGCGCTGAATGTCGTTGTCGATGCGACGGCGGGGTCTGCTTTTGCCGTCAACACCGGCACGAACACGGTCACGATCAAAAGTACGGCGCTGGCGGTCGGGGCAAAATTCAGCAACCTCAAGACCACTGGTACGATCTCTTTTGCCAATGGCGCAGACGCGACCTGCACGCTTCAGGGCATCGTCGTTCGCGGCACCGCGGGCGCGTATTCGCCCAAGCTGGAAACCGCCACGATGCGTTTCACGGCGGCAGGAACCTATGACCTGCGCGGCGCGACAATCAGCGGCACCCTGACGTTGACCAGCACCAGCGGCGGCGCGGTAACGGTGCAATTGCAGCCGGGCGTGACCTTTGTGAACAGCGGGCCATTGGTCACTGTGGATAACGCGGTCAGCGCGAGCTTCACGATTTCCGGCCTGGTACTCGGATCGCGCCTGCTCATCCGCCGCACGGATACACAGGCAGTGCTGCTGAATGAAGAGGCTACGGGCACCAATCGCACCTACACCTACACGCACACCGCAAACATCCCGGTTGAGGTTGTCGTGCGCAAGGCGACTGGCCCTCCGGCGTATCAGGAATGGCGCACAACCGCCACCCTCACGGCAACGAACAGCGCGGTAACCGCTAACCAGCAACTGGACGAGTAAATCATGCCAATCGCCACCGATTTCACTATTTCTCCGACCGGCGACATCCGGCGGCAAGCAGGGGCTACAACTGAGGTCTATTCTGTTCTGGCGCTGCATTCCTGGTTGCAGGACCTGGCCGACGACGCCACAGCTGCCGGTAACGACCTGCTGGATATCCTGGCGCCTAATCCGAGCAAGCTGGACGGCCCTCGGGATGCGGCAGTCGCCTCACGGCTCAACCTGCTAACGGATGGGTCGGTCGCTTTCAACCTGGACGACACGGCGGCGCAGTTCATAAATTTTGGGTCAATCAAGCAGGCCGGCGCTTCAGTTCAATACTCGGGGCTTAAGACGATCGGCGGCATTGTGGCTGGCAGCCCGATCTATGTAGTGCAATCGGGGTCCAAACTGACAAAGTTTTGGGCAGATGGCCACGTTCAGATCCTGGTGAAGGTTAAAACAGCAAACTCTTTCATTGATGGCGGCAACGTAACAGCCTTCAGCCGGAAATGGGGGCAGATCTATTCGCATTTCGATGTGGGCCTATCCGCTGGTGGCGAAAGCAACGCGGCGCTTTCGACCGCGCTTGACGGTAATATCCTGTTGACTGAGGCGCAAGCAGCGCTTCTTTCAACCAAGGTGGCGGTAGCCTTTGGCGACACCACGCAAGATTTGGGCAACGGAAATGGTGGCAAGTTATACAAGGGAACCATTACCCTTTCCAACTCTTGCACTCTGCAGGAGGCCTACCAGTTCCTTCAATACCTAACTCGGGAGAATAGCGTCGTCACCTTGAACGGCATTCCAGGCTGGCGCTACCGCGTGCTGAATGCGGCCTACACCGAGATCCCTTCGGCTCCCTTTGGCACCTTCGCAGGCGGCACGTTTTTCGTAGCGCAGGGCTGGTTCATCACCGGTGTCCTGCCGGCTGAAAGCACTCGGTATCAGCTCATCGCGCATGACGGCACCCCGCAGGTTCCGCCAACCCTTGTCGGGATCACCATTGGCAATCTGGTTTCGGGCGACCGCGTTTTGGTGGCGCGTGATAACGGGTCGGGCGGACTGCTGCGGAATGAATACACACCTGTCGCAGCATCATCCGGCGCCACGGCCCTTACCGTGGTGGAAACTATCAAGACGGACACACCTTCGGCTGGCGTCATCCGCATCAAAGGCTTGCGCTACACCTATTCCTCCTTCAATGCGAGCACCAAGACTTTCAGCGGTCTTTCCCCTGCCCTGGCCGGCGCCATTGCAACGGCGGATGATGTGTTCGTGCCCTACATTGATCGACAGGCAGCGGGTACTACGGAAAGTGTCAGCTTCATTTTTTCTAGCAACTTCAACACGCGAGTTGACGTGCGAAACGGCAGCGGCGGGGCGCCTATCGTGCCTTTCTTTACCACGCTTTCTATCACTAATGCAGGTGGATCGGTCAACGCAAGTCGCAACAGTGATGTGTGATGCTTTACTACCTTGCGCCATTCACGTTTGACTTTCAAGCATCACTCATCAGCGTGGACGCGGGCGTGAATGACATTGAATGTATCACGCTTTATAGTGCAATCAAACTAGCCCAAGCAAGTGAACCAGGAATCACCTATGACCGAATCGCCAAAGGATCAGGACTCAGCGCCCTTGGCCCCGGCGTGCAAGTCGGCCTCACCGTCGAGATACTGGGGTCGTGGCAACTTCGGTTCCCTGCCGGAAACTACATCGCCCGAGTCGCAGGCGGAAACCTCATCGGCGGACCAGGTGGTGACCCCATTGCCTACACCGCAGGCGTACAAACCCTCCTGATCCAGTCCGCTGCTTCAACCGTGGTCACCGAAGGCGGCAGCGTGCCAACTGCGGCAGAGAATGCGGCTGCAATGTTGGCGGCGGCGCAGGCCACGCCAATCCACGCCGATGTTCAACGGGTCAATGGCGTTGAAATCACCGGGACAGGTGTTGCCGGTGACAGCATGAGGCCCGTTCCATGAGTTTCTGGTCACGCGATTTTTGGCAGCCGGGGTTCTGGGTTGTCGGCTTCTGGCAAGAGCCCGTCACCGACGCGATGGGGACGCGACCGGGCGATCCACCAAACAGCGGCGTACTGCTGACCGGCCCCCACAGCGGCGTTCTACTTTCAAATGCCGTTATCTCTGGGCGCTTGCTGTCCGGCCACGTGCAAAGTGGCTTATTGTTGAGTAATGGTGTAGGCGGGGCAACCATGAGCGGTGCCAGACGCGGGACACTTCTACCAGAGGAAAAATCATCAAGTTATCTTTTGACGGGCACGGTTCGTGGTGGTAAAATCGTCGCAAGAAAAACGTCCGGCACCCTTTCAGCCACAAAAACAAACGGCGCAATCGTGAGGTCACAATGAAGATTGAAACATTCTTCATCAAGCGGGGTGACACGTCTCCCTCGATCCAGTTTGCGTTGCTTCCGGCAACGGTGGTGCTGACCGGCGCAACCGTGAAGTTTCAAATGCGAGCGCGGCGGCCACGGGGCGGGGGTGCCGTGATTGACGCAGTGGCTGCGGTGGTGACTGCAACCGGCACGCCAACAGTGGAATACAAGTGGCAGCCATCCAACACCATTAACGCTGGCTCGTTTGAGGCAGAGTTCCGCGTCACCTATTCTAATGGCGAAATCGGTACGTTCCCGAATGATGGGTTTATACCGATCCAGATTACAGAAGACATCCAATAGCCTAGCCTGTTCCCTGGGGTCACCGGATCAGCCGCCAATCTGATTTAGTGGGATCACTGCGGGAGCGGGAAAACTGAGGCAGAGGGTCAACCTAAACATGCCACCGGAAGACGTTTCTCACCGCGACATCTACGTCGGTTTGGCGCAGCTGAGTGAGAAGGTGAATTCGGTTTTGCTCCTAATGGTCGAGCGCAAGGAAGAGGTAGCGCGAATCAATAAAGACCTCAATGGCCTGTTTGACCGTCAGCGCACCCTAGAAAATCGCATGGCGCAGGTCGTCATCCTGGGTAGTGTTGTTGCCCTTTTACTGCCAATCGTTGGAAGCTGGGTAACCCTGAAGCTAGTTATTCCAATCGCAGTTGAGCAGCAGAAGGAGTAAAAGCCATGAACTCCCGCGATCTGATCACCACCACCGTGGCCTTCTGCCTGTCCCTGGCAGCGGCTGGAGGGTTCGGGGGGGCGATCTACGTTTGCCGAGTCCAGGCCGTTGATTGCCTGGAGTCCTGGAAGGCTGCAGGCGCCGGAGCATTGGCAGCAGCCGGCCTTGGCGGCACCCTGCTAGCCCAGTTGGATGGGCGGCGGCGGCGGGATCCCGAGGATCCGGTAGGTCCGTCGCAGGGTGATGGCGGGAGGGGCTGAAACCCCTTGCAGCGCAGGGCAGCGCTTACGAGACGGTATCGAAGGAAAACGTCGCCAAAGCGCTAAGCTCCGAAACCACTGCACCGCAGCCTATCCATGAAGCTCGGCTATGCCCGCGTCTCGAAGGAGGAGCAGGCCGACTCCCTGCCAGCTCAGGTGGCCAGGCTTCGGGCGGCCGGTTGTGATCGGATCGTGGAGGAGCTCGAGAGCGGTCGGAATGACGATCGCCCCGGCCTGGCGGAGGTGGTGGCCGAGGTGCGGGCCGGGAAGGTGGTGGAGCTGGTGATCACCAGAGCTGACCGGCTGGGGCGCAACGCGGCGTTTGCCGATGAGCTGCTGGCGCTTTGTGCCCTGATGGGGGTGACCGTCACGGCGCTAGACGGCGGCACCATCGAATCGGCCACGCCACAAGGGTTCCTGCAGGCCAGGCTGCTCACCACCATGGCCGAGGTGGAGAGCAGGATGCTGAGCCTGCGGCTGCGGCGCCAGTTCGAGCAGTACCGGGCCCAGGGCCGCCACCTACGGCGCCGGAAGCCGTTCGGGTATCGAGGCGGTGCCAACCACCGGCTGGAGCCCCACCCGGAGCACTGGCCCCAAGCGTTGAAGGTGTTGGAGAGGTTGCGGCAGTTGGGGAGTTTCTCAGCGGTGATGAGAGAATTGCCGAGCTGGTGCGAGTGGACCCCGGCGAGCCCAAACCTGCAGGCTTGGTTCTACAACCCCTGCATCAGGGGGCACGTGGGCCACCTACTGCAGAAAGGCAGCGGGAAGAGCTGGAATCAGCAATGGGGCGAGATCCACTACGACCAGCACCCGCCGCTGATCGGTGAGGCCGATTGGCAGGAGCTGGCGATGTATCTGCGGCGGCCCAGCAACACCTTTCTGGGTCGAGGCCGTGAAGCTCGCCATGGGCTGACCGGTTTGCTGAGCTGCGCGGCGTGCGGCCACAGCCTGCGCCGCAACAACTCGGGCAATACGGCATGGTGGCGTTGCCGTCACCGGTTGTGCGAGGAGAAAGGCGCCATCCGGGAACCTGATGCCATGCCTCTGGCGGTGGCGGCGTGCGTGGCTGCTGCAGATCGCCTGGCGGCAGCGTATGCCATGCCTGCGGACGAGGATCCGGCGGTGGCGGCGAAGCGGCGGGATCTGGAGCAGCTAGAGGGATTGGCTAGGCGCAACCCTGCGATTGCCTCAGCGTGCGTTGCATTGCGATCGGAGATTGATAGCCTGATACGACGGCCGAGGGTGGCGCCTGAACTGGCTGGCTATGCCGAGCGCATCAGCGACCCTGAGTTTTTCGCGGGTGCGACACCAGAGGAGCAGCGGGCGCTGTTTGGGGCGGTACTGGAGACCCTGGCGGTGGGTCCAACGGGGGAAGTCCGCGCTCAGCCGCGTAGCTGGTAAGGCGACTTGCGATGGCCTCGCGGAGTGTCATTGCTGCGGCCATCAGCAGTCAACCTCCGGGTCACCCTCCTGCTGCTCCCGCTTGGCCACCCATTCCGGCAGCGGCGGCAGCGGTCCAGCCATGCCGTCTAGGGTGGCCCAGAGGCAGACGCCCCTCATCACCTCGCTGTCGTAAGCCTCAAGGTTCCAGCGCACCAGGCGCCTGACGGCCTCCCTGGCTGTCGCCAGATCGCCCCGCAGGTGCTCTGCCTCCTGCTTCGCCTTCCTGGCCTCCTGCTCCGCCATGGCCCGCAGGTTGTGAGGCGTGGCTCCGCCGGGGCGGTGGACGGTGACCAGAATGTTCCCGTCGCTGGAGCCAAAGGTCAGTTCCAGATAGTTCACGGCCTTGGGGTTGTCCTGAAGCAACCCCAAAAACATGCCGGCGATCATCTGTGCGCCAGGAGCCGCAAAGCCCATGGTGGCCTGCTGCTTGTGAATCGCTATCCCCGTCAGCGTCGGGTTGGCAAGGGCATTGGAAAGCGCCTTGTTGCGACGCTCCAACCGCCGGATCGTGCGCCACGGGGCCAGCAGGCGGGCCAGGGTGCGGAGGGTGGGGTAGTTCATACTGCTACACCCAGCCTGCGACGTAGCCTGCGTGACGCAATGCGCTTGACGTAGAGCGCATTGCGTCGGGAGCGCCTGGAAGCGTCAAGCCTTTCTTTTTCTTTCAACCTCACAAGCGTGTCTCTTAAATACACTAAATCAAGCTCAGCAATGCGCAGTTTCTTTTGTTTGTCATCAAGGCGCTCCCACTGCGCGAAAAGACATTCTTCTAAACAAATACTAGGGCGATGCGAGCCGTTCAGAGTGCCACGAGTGCTGTTTCCCATTTCAATCCCCATTTTGCTGTGAAAAAAATAGTGCCCTTCATGGAAGGCCCTTGAGATTACAGCGGCACGTACCAAGTAATGCCATTGGTGAAACCAAGGCAGTTTACGATTTAATGTTGATTCTAGTTCTAGTAGATCACCGAAAAGAAGTTGAAGACCCATTTTCCTGCTTATAGATTGCCCCCATGCAATGTTTGCGCTGGTATGGCAATAGCCTATTGATAAAGGCTTATCGTGGTGGAACCAAAAGGGCCCTTTGTCGCACATTGAAAAATATGCGCTTGGCCGAAACACGTTGAATTGAGTGATGATGTTTACCGCTGGGCCTAGTCGCTTTGACACGCCTTGGCTAAGGACTGGGAGGATAGGGTTGTTCACGTGGCCGCCTCGTATCCGATCAACTCCGCAACCTGCCGGAGCTTCTCGGGTGAAAGGGTTTGAATTAGCCTCTCAATTCGGTAGCGGTGATCGTTGGCCCAAACGTCGTCGTCTACATCTTTCTCGTTGAACAGAAAGCGGCGATGGTCTGCACCACGCTTTGGGACCTTCACGGGCCACCGCGTAGAGCCAATCAACCAGGAGCGGGTTGTCTCGCCGATGATCTCGCGCTTAGCCCAGTGCTCGCGGTAGATGGGAAATCTTGAGATCTCCCCTGGCGCCATCACGGGGTAGACGCGGCGGTTGATATCAAAAACCCAGACGTGGGTTGGCTTGTCGGGGAGGAGAGATGTGGGGACCTTCATGGCTGCACCTCGCGGTCTTCGGGATCTACCCACTTCAGGCCGATTCGATCAAACAGCTCACGCTCTGTGCGACAGGGCACGACAGGGCCAAGGGATTGGATGCCCTCCGTGTTGTTCACGCGACGCAGCAAGCCACCTTCTGACCTGAAACCAGCCCGAACCCATGCGGTAGCCAGCCGCTTGTGAGACCACTCGGCGGAACCAGTACGGATCGCCAGCACCAAACCGTAGCCGTCGGGGTCTGGCATGAACAAGTCCAACTTCATCCCAGACGGCAAAATGCGCTGCGTGTACTTGCACGGAAGCTCGCCCCTTGCCTTTGGCCACTGGCTTACAACCGTGGCCAAGCCGCTGGCAAACAGCGGAGTTGCGTCATAAGACAACGGGAGGCAGACAATCTCGATGTCGCCAATGGTAGGTCGGCGCCGCCGGAGTGATCCGGCTATATCTATCTGGCTGCAGTGTGGCGCCAGTTGAGTTACGCAATCCTGCGCGATGGCTTTGGCTTTGCTCCAGGGGATTCGGGTGCCGGTGCTCATGGCTGCACCCCTCCAGCCGGGGTAATCAGGTGCCCAACTGCCCAGGCGCGAACAGATAACCAGCGGCGGCGGCGTGACTGTTCGTCGTTACACTTGCTGCCGTACTCGTTCTGAGAAACGACAGCATTAGCGAGGGTTTCGCTGATGCCAAACGGCTCGGCCAACTCGCGCCAGTCCACGTCTGGGTCGCTCGGATCAAAGCGGAGCGGCACGGCCTCCGGGCCTCGTTGAAGCCGCACGACGCCGAGGGCGCAAAGGCAACCGGTTTCAGGATCTTCCAGCGCCCCGGCTGCCAGCTCTGGCTCTGGCAGGGCATCCAGGCCGGCGACCAGATCGCGCAGCAGCTGCTGACCTCGGCGCCCACGGATGGCGCTTCGGAGCGCTCCGGCGGCTTGGCCCTCCATCCAGGGCTCCCAGTCGTAATCGTCGCAATCGGAGTAGCGGCTCATGGCTGCACCCACTCCACCAGCGTCGCCAGGAAGTCGCGAACCGCGGCTTTGCCCTCTGGCGTGTCCAGATCGGCGGCCCGAGCCTCAGCCAGGGTCGGCGGGGGCGCAGGTGGTGGAGGGCTGTGGAGGTTGTTGGCGATGGCAAAGAGCTTGCCAATAATTGACACATCGCTCCATGTGATAGCCGAAGAAACCCCCGCTTGACCTAGCGCTTCACGCAGAAAGGCGGCGAGGCAGCGGCGAAAGTCGCTAGGCGGAGGTAGGTCGTCGAGGCTTGTGAAAGTAAGAATTGCCGCATCAAATGCCGCTCTTGCTTCTGGTATCTCTACCGGGAACTCAACGTGACTCACGCCTCCACCCCCGCTAACCGCTCCATCTTTTGGTAGGCATAACCGGGCAGCTCCAGCGGCTGAGCGGCCGAGTCGTAGCCGGGCCACCAGCCTGAGGCTTCGGCCTGCACAGCCCTCTCCAGCGCCCGGCGGGCCATGCGGCGGCCCAGCTCAGCCTGCTCATCACTGAGGATGTAGCGGCCGATGAACTCGGGCCGGGGGCAGGCCTTTTCCACGGCGATGAACTCAAACTCGTAGCCATTGGGGGCCAGGATCAGCGCCCCGTCCGGCAACCCCAGCAGAACCTCGATCTCCGCCCGGCAGAACTGGGCGGCATCGCGATACCAGGCTGCCGAGAGGCAGTAGTTGTAACTAGCAGCAGCGCGGCCGAAGTGATCGGGGCCGGGGCCTGCATCCATGGCGCTCTTCAGATCGCCGATCCATAGGCGATCCCCGAGGAAGCGCACCGCATCGAGCCTCGCCTTGCAGCGGGCACCGGTGAGCGGATCAACCCACGTGAGGGTCAGCTCATTGCCGGCGCGGTTTTGGGGGGTGTCGGCAAAGCGTGGGCCTAGGACCGGGTGGCCAAGGATTGCGCCGGCCAGAGCATCGCCGAGGCGCAGATCCTTGTCGCTGACATTCTGGGCAGCGTCGGCGCCGGGGTGCTCCGCTATGAAAGCCTTCCACCATGCCTGCCGCGCCATGGCGTCTTGCCAGTTGGCGTAGGTCGCGGTGTCCTTGTTGATGGTCCCGTCCTTGCGCGGCTTTGGCCCCTCCAACTGCATCGCCGTGGGTCGCTTCGGGGCATCCGGCGGCAGCACCAGATAGCGCTGATCGAACAGCTCGGGCTCCAGCAGGCGGCAGTGAAACAGGTTGCCGATCAGGAACTGGCCGGCGTCCTCCTTTTGCTCGCGATCGGGATTGATGAACTCGCTCCAGGCGTGAGCTTCGGTTTGGTCCGCGATCACCTTCAGCAGGCTGGCATTTATTCCAGGTAGCTGGTCGTAGGCCTCACGAGGCAGGCCGGAGAACACCTGGGGGGCGCCGGTGAGCGTGAGCCCCCAGGCCACCTCCCAGGCGGCTTCGGGGCTCAGCAGGGCCTCCCCGATCGGGGCGGGGCTGGGGGTCTGGACAGGGGCGGAGATTGTGGTCATGGCAGCAGCATCGATGGGTTTCGTTCGTAGACGGTTGGGGCTTGCTCGTGCTCGTCGTCCAGGTCGTCGTAGGGGCGGCGCCGGGGCTCCGGCAGGTCGTCTTAGTCGTAGAGCGGCAGGTCGGTCATCCCAACCCCCGTGCGGCCTCGGCGGCGGTCTCTAGCTGGCAGGTGATCTGCTGGGCCCTGGCCCCGGCGCCCGGCTGCAGCTGTTCCAGCACGGCGGAATCAAGGCTCAGCCGGCGAAGGTCAGCGGCCACGGCCTCGGCCTGGCCGCTGATCAGCTCCAGCTCATCGAGTAAGTCAAGCGCCATAGGGCGCGGTTGCGGCGGTGCCGCAGGAAAGGTGAAAGTCATCAAAAGAGGATTCGCTGGTTGACTGCCCCTGTCGGGACATGGGTTAATCATAGCGAAAGACGCCGCTCTAGTCGCTTGATTGTTTCAATAGCCGTAACGGCTCGCACGGCCAGTTCGCTAGCCCTATAGGGGTCGTAACGCTCCAGCGGCGTGGTGAGCTGGTAGCTCAGTGCCGCCAGCGCCATGTCCAGGGCGTCAGCGTCAGTCGAGGCGGACCCAGGGGGCACCGGCACCACCTCGGGAAAAAGGCAGAGATGCAGGTGCCCTCCGTCGTCCATCTCCCAGGCGCCGGCCGTGATGGCGGGCAGTGGGCGGGTCGCCGCATCGGGGAAGCGATCCCCTAGGAGCACACACGTGGGCTGGCCGTTGGCGCCGTGGTGGGGCCACTCGCTGAGCAGCTGCGCTAGGGCTGCAACGGTGATAGGGGGATAGGCCATCACCGCAAAGCCTGGAGGATCACCTCGGGCACCAGCAACAGCTGGGCCTGAGGGTTGACTTGCCGCTGGCCGTGCCAGATGCAGGGCAGGGCGATGAAAGGGGCCAGGAGAAGCCCCAGGAGGTGGAGGCGGGTCATGCGGATGGCCTCGTGGAGGCCAGCGTCCGCTCCCTGGCCTCTAGGTGCGTGATGCGAGCGCGGAGAAAACGGACTTCCCTCCCCCGCTCGTTTCGGCTTTCCAAAAGACTCTTGGTGCGAGCGCAATAGATGGAGTGTTGGCTTACTTTGCCAGCAATAAAGCCAACTCCTAAGCAGACAATGGCGACGATGATAAACATTGAACGAGTTGCAATGATGAGCATTAAGTGGCCTTCTTGATGGGCAGGATTGCACTATCCAGGTCACGACAGGCAAGCTGATAGCCGAACGCTGCCGCGAGCTTTATGGCGTTGGACGTGTCGCCCTCGGCTTGCCGAAGGATCTCCTCCTCCGGCACCGCGATTTCAGACGGGACGCAGGCGGGCATCAGACCAGCTCCCGTTGAATGGAATCTTCGCCGGGCTCCTCCTGTTCCGATTCAGCCGGGGCCGGATCGGGTTCAGGAGCGGCAGCGGCGGCAGCCTTGGGGGCCGGCTTGGCGACGCGCTGGGGCGCTGCTGCTGGCTGCTGCTGTGGCGCCTCTTCGGCCGTCTCGGGGGGCTGGGGGGTCAGTTCAGAGATCTGCTCAGCGGACAACACTGGCTCCCCGTCCGCGTGGCCGCAACCGCGGTTCCAGCGCTCCCGGTTGTCCGCGTTGGCAAGCGACTGCATCAGGGCGGTGTGTTGCTCGGCGGGGATCTCCGCCAATGCCTCAACCCCAAAGACGTTGCAGGCGTCCGCTTCGAACGCAGCCCGGCCGATCGGGCTCAGCTGCCGCTCCAGTGCGGTCAGGAGCTGCTGCTGCTGCTGCTCGGTCAGGGTCGCGACAGGGGCGGCAGCGGCGGCGATGGCGGGAGGCGCTGCTGTGGCCTCGGCGGGGAGAAGGAGATGATCGATGTCGGTCTCTTGCCGCTTGCCACGGTCGGCGTGCTCGTCCAGGCTGGCCGCCTTGGCGACCTCGACCGAAACGGGCAAATACTTAAATAGCCGTCTGATAACCGTCTTGCGGCACATTTCATCGAAGGAGGATATCCAGGGTGTGTCGGTCCTTTTGTATTTACGAGCGGTTTGATAGCCCTGACTGCCATCGCGTACTTCCTCAAGCTCAACCCGATCCATCACCTCAAACTGCACTCCGCCATCCTTGAGCCTGGCAACGGCATAAGCGTGGGTCAATTCACCCCGCTCACCATTGGCAGGCTGATGCCTGAGATCCTCTTCCAGGCCGTAGCTGTAGTCAAAACGATCGTTTTGGTAGACGACGCGGGCCGACAGGCTCAGGATCTTGCCCGATCGCCGGGCGAGATCAATCATCCCTTTGTATCCAATCTGGAACTGGCATTCATCCCCGTAAGGGATCAGGAAGCAGTGACCGAGGGCACCCCCAGGCTCTAGGCCAAGCTGCGCACACGTAAAGATCGCCCCAAGAAGCGAAGGTGCTGAGCATTTCCCCAGCTTTGGGTTGCGGCGCACCTCGGTGAGGGCGATGCGAAGGAGCCTTTCCGGTGTGACGTGCTGGGGGAGAGCAAGGGCGATCTCGGGCCCGTGCTTTTTGAGCAGATCATCAATCGTGGAAATCTGGCCGCTTGTAGGAGCTGGCCTACCTGCAGACTGCTGGCGTTGCATCGGCCCTGAGCCGTTGCGTCTCACCATAGAACTGTTCATGTCGCTTTCGCTGGTTGGAACCCTTGCGGGCTCCGCCACCCTATCCAGACTCGGGCCAGAATGGGGTAGCGCACGAAACATCTCGCAACATTGCCGGGGGTTATCCTGATATGGGCTGGCACAGCTGAAACGCATCTAACCTGCTGCAGGCTGACCACCTCTACCTCATGTGTTTTTTTGCCTAAGCTGCTGCAGATCCGCTGATCCCGTTCAATGCCCCCCCCGCAGTCGTGGTGACCCAATGCGAGTCCTGATTGATTCTGAGCAAGAAGCGGCCTTGATTGAGCGGCGGCTTCGCGCCGTTCACCACTGCCTGGGGCCTTTGGTTGAGATCGAGGTTTGTCTGCCCGATGGCCGGCGCCTGCTTTCGCCCCGCGGCGGACTCTCCCCGGCCGCCCGCTGCGCCTCACTCAACGAGCGAATGGAGGAGAGGCTGAGCGGGTGTGAGGTGTGATCAGTCCCTCGGGAGCCGGTAAAGGCGCTCCCTCACATCAGCCGGATCAATCGGCCCGTCACCGTCCAGGGCCCCCAGCATCGCCCCCAGAACTGGAAGTTCCTGATCCAGATCGCCCCCGGAGTAGACCTCAAAGCCCACGACCACAGACCGCAGGCGCTGCCGGCGCCTCTCCTCGGTCACCCCGTAGGCGGTCAGCGCCTGCTCCAGGGCGTCGCCGATCGTCACCTTCCGGTCCCTGGCCCAGGCCTGCACGATGCGGCTGAGGTTGGCCGAGAGGCGGCGGGCTTCCATATCGCTGATCCCACCCTCTTCCAATGACTCCGGCACCAGGCGGCCAATCCAAACTTGGTAGAGCCCTCCTGCGTCGAGGGGATCGTGACTCCCAGGGTGGCGCAGGCAGAACGGTTCCGCGGGCAGCCCCAGGGTGCTGGGGATCGGGCCAAAGTCGGGCAGATCGTCCACGGCTTGGCAGCTGATCCCAGCGGCCTGAGCAAGCCTCAGATTCACCTGGGCTAAGGCGTCGATTGTCTGGGGGCCCGCCTTTTTGAGTTGCCCGGTGCGCAGATACGAAACCTGGCTGGTGCTCAACCATGTCATTCCCCAGGGGTTCGCCCATTGCGAGAGCTTGACCAGCTGCTCGTGCGTGAGGCCGTTCCGAGCCAACAGCATCCGCACCCCCCGACTAAAAACGGCGATCCCACCCGCCAGGCGGTCCAGGCCATGTTCGGAGCTTGCGTAATCGGATCGAGCCATTGCCTGTGCCTGTTCGTTCCTGCATCGTCGGCGAAAGGCTACAGCAATGGCAGATTTTCGCGCAGATTTACAGCAGAAAACCCCCGTCAACCAGCGAAGCCAACCGGGGGTCTTCTGGGTGGCAAGCCACCGCAGGAATTCTACAGGGCAGCGAAAAAAAGGGGAGGCACTGGGGCCTCCCTTGCTTCTGTCTGAACAGGGTTTGCCGGGGCTTAGTCGTCGCTATCGCCTGCGCCGATGGGCACCAGGCGGACCTGCTTGCGGCCCAGTTTGATCTCGAACTCGTCGCCGGGTTCCAGGCCGAGCATGGCGGTGTAGGCCTTGCCGACCATCAGGTTCCCGTTGAACTGCACCTTGGTGGTGAAACTCAGCTTGCGGCCGGGCTTGCCGGGACCCGAGGAGTCGCCGCCAAAGCCCACGCCCTTGGCTTCCAGCAGGGCCTCATAGAAGGCGGTGAAATTGAGGCGCTCGGTGCCGTCCTTCTTGATGCTGACGTAGCCGGTGGAGCGGACCAGATCGCTCTTTGAAGCATCGCCCAGCTCCTTGACCTTGGCGAGGAGGTCAGCGCCGACCAGGGGGGCAGACGCTGCGGTTGCAGCGGGGGCGGAAGGGGTTGCGGTCATTGCAGAATCAGATTGCCTAAGCAATACTAATCTTACTCTGCACCAAAGCAACAGGCAATCACCCTGGCTGCTCGTGATCTTCGGCGGGCTCCTCCTCTGCCGCCAGGGCTTCCACCCGCTCCAGCTCCTCCAACAGGGGCACCAAGGGCTCCACAAGGGGCCACAAATCGAGATCAATCTCCACGGCAAAATCCGCAAGGAAGCCACATACTGCCCGAGCGGATGATGGTGGCGCTGATTGGCGCGGCGGATCAGCGGCGGAAGGGATCAGCGTTCACCAATCCCCCAGGCGGCAGCAGCGCACCACGGCGGCACGGCGCCCTAGGCCGGTGAGTTCCTGGGCTGAGGCGATGGCGTGGGCTCGGCTGGTGGCCACGAGATCGAGGGTCACCGGGCCGGCAGGGGTGGGCAGGGTGACGCGGTAGGGGAGGGGTTCAGGCATCAACCCGCCAGGCTTGTGCGGCGCCTTGATCGGTCAGGCGGCTGGGGTGGAGGTCCGTGGTTTCAATCGGGCCTGGCTGGCTGAATCCCCGCTGGGCTTCATCAGTGGCGGCGCGGTGGTGGGCACGCTTCAGAGTTGCGGGATCCTCGTGCCAGTAGACGCAGGAGCCGCGGCGGAAGAAGAAGTAGGCCATGGGCGGGATGCAGTGGGGATGGGTTACCGGGCAAGCCCCGGCGGGGCGTGGGGGTCAGTCCTTGGCGCTTGGGAGCACTGGTCGCCAGATATGGAGCTTGATTGGCGGGCGGCCCACCCATGGAGCGGTCATCCATGCAGGCCGTGGGCGCTGGTCAAAATCCGCAGCAGTCGCCGGGGTCTTGATGTATTTGGTCGTGGTCACGGAAGGGGTTTCGCTGGTTGACGGTGGCCGGATTGGGTGCGGCTCCGGCGGGCCGCGCTAGATCAGGCCAGCAGCCGCCGCACCCGCCAGCGCTTGCAGCCCAGCTGGTCGGCGATGCGTTGCTGGCTGAGCCCAGAGCGGTGCCAGCGGCGGGCCCGCTCGCGATCGGTTTCAAGGAACCAGGCGATCACCGCCAGGATGATCAACAAGGGCACGGCGGCCCAGAACAGGATGCAGGAGATGGAGGCCATGGTTCGGATTGCAATGGGGCGGGGTGCTCCGGGGCCTCTCAGGGCCTCGCCGGAGCGGTTGCTGCGTGGCTGGCTCGAAAGGCCATCACCACCCCAGAACAATAGGGGCAGAATTGGGTAACTGGCAACAGGTGCGGCCTCGCTTCCCTGAGATCGCCCTTCCTGCCCTGATTCTCGGGTATTGCGGTTTGTTAAGCAAGTAATCCAGGGCCATGTCGTAGCCCATTCAGGTCTGGACAGGCATAATTGGGGGGACCAGCACCGATCCCATGACCAAAGCCACTCCCTTTGCTGAAGACCTGGACGACGACCAAGAGGACGAGGGCCCGTCTGAGGCCGTAGCCGAGGTTCTAGACCTGGCTGCTGAGCGGCTTGACCTTGCCGGTTTCATTGAGCTGGCCCTGTTCTCGGTCCACACCGTCACCGTCGAGCTGAGCGAACAACTGGAGGAGGGAGACGAAATCGGCGCCCCAGTGATGGCCGCCTCCGTGGCCACTCTGGAGCGCCTGCAGATCGCCTCCGAAATTCTGGCCGGCGTTGACTTTGGGGATGGCCCCGAGGAATTCGAAAGTGGCGCCGTGCTGGCGCTGGCCGCCTGATCACCTGTCTGAACGGCAGCTACGCCGCAGGGGCCCCACTGGGGCCCTTTTTGCTGTCAGATTGGCGCCTATAGGTGCGGCGGAGCTGCAACGGCCCGAGCCCGCTCCAGCTCCAACACCCGAGCCAGGGGGATCATGGCCACCTGAGGCACCACGGCATTGCCCAGCGCCTTTAGCCTGTCCACCCGACCGGATAGCCCATCATCTCCTCGACAAAGGACGGGTTCAGATAGGTAGCTGCGCCAGTCGGGAGACAGTCGGGCAATCGCTGCGGGCCATGCCGCTCCGCTGCCTCCCAGTTCGTCCGGCCTTTCCAGTCGCTGGCGCATGGGGTCAGGAGTTGAACTGCCACCGTCAGAGGTATTTGCAAGTCCTGCCCAGTCGCTGCATGTTCCAGTTGCCGCCGCCGCCAATTCTCCACGTTGCCGCTCTGCTTCGCCTCTCCTGCGTTTGGCGTCGGCAGCATCCGCCCGACCACCGTCTCTAGATTCGGAAACCGATCGCCCTCGATGTTGCCCCTGCTGTTGACCGGCGCTGCCATGGCTGAGCATGTCCTGGGAGTAGGCAACGCACCACCACCTGTCCCGCTGATGGCAGGCACCCACAGCCGCTGCCGGTATGCACGCCCATTCCGCGTCATACCCTGCCTCGGCCAGCGCTCCGAGAACGTCGTCCATTCCTCGGTAAGTGATCGCTGCGACGTTCTCCAGGACGATGTAGCGCGGTCCCACCAGGCGAACGATTCTGAGCAGTTCGTAGAACAGGCCCGATCGGCTGCCAGCCAGGCCGGCACCCTTTCCTGCTTGGCTGATGTCCTGGCATGGGAATCCACCGCAAACAATGTCGGCTGAATTGGGGGGGGGTTGGAAGGTGCAGATGTCATCGTGAATGGGAACGGTGGGCCAGTGTTTGGAAAGGATGCGCTGGCAGAACGGCTCACGCTCCACAAACGCCACGGTTTCAATGCCGCCCAGCCAGCGAGCGGCGAGGCTAAGGCCGCCGATGCCTGAAAACGTGTCAATCATGCGGAGGGTCATTCACCCTCCCCCCAACGGAATCACCGTGATCAGCGCCCCCGGCCGTTCGTCGCCGACGCACCAGCGCTTGTCACAACTTCCGCCGACGATTCTGGCGTCATCTTCATAGGCCAAGCGGCTCAGTGCGTCTTCGGTAGATCGCTGGAGTTTGCTGTAGTCCGGCTTGACGCAGTGGAACAGCGGGGCTTCGCGGCTGGTGGCACTGACCAGGGATGGATTTAAGGGCTTCAGGGTGCCGTCCCTGCGGTAGTGGTTCGCGGGTCGTTGAAACAGGAACACCGCCGACATGCGCACCGGCCCCTGCATCAGGGGCACCTTCGCCGCAATGGCTTCAAGAGCCACCAGCTCACGCCAGGGCTTCACGTTGCGACAGGACTCCCGCATCCCCCCGTTCGGTAGCCAGTCCTTCGAGCCTTGCGGCGCCGGCGCCATCCCTTCCACCCGAAAGGTGACGCTCTGTGGCCCTGTAAGGCCGTCCTGCCCTGCTCCCGCGCCCTCCCCACCAGAAAGCCCCTGAAAGCCCGCTGTGGCCGATTCTCCCCGGCGCCGGTGGCGATCCCGACAGGCATTGGCGGTGGTCACGCTGCGCCTCCCTGCAGGGAGTAGCGCCGCAGGGTGCGCTCCATGTCCACGGCATCAACCCAGGCGCCGAGGGCCTCGTCCGCCGGCTTGGCCTCCAGTTTCACCGCACCATCGGCAGCGGCCCACACCACCACCGCCTTGGCTAGCGGGATTCCCGAGTCCGCCATGGCTGCCACCGCGGCGCCCAGCTCCGCCCATGGCGCCAGCGGGTGAATCCGATCGTCCGGGCCACTCCAGATCGCCAGCAACCCCAGGCCGCCGTCATCAAACCGCACCGCCAGGTCCACGGTGGTGGCCGCTTCCTGCCTGAGCACCGCCACGTGCAGCAGGGAGCCCACCACCTCGATCCGCTGCCAGAAGGCGTGGCCCACCAGGGCCTCCACCGCCGGGCGGGCCGGATTGAAGCTCGTGGAGGTTGGCGCCCATGCCGTTCCGGCGGCGGCCGGGCCCCACAGGCTCCGGGCGCGGCTGGCTATCGCCGCCCGGCACAACCGGCAGCGCTCTGGGGCTCCAGGCTGCGAGGGAAAGGCCGCCGCCACGATCCCGCGGGCGGGCATCAGCACCTGCATCCCCCGGTCAGGGTGCCAGTACAGGCCATCGGCAGGCTCGGGCACTGCGTCGCCAACAAGCCAGCCATCGCAAGAGGTCACCGTCATGGGGTCACCTCCAGAGCCACAGCAGCCTGGGCCTGCTCAAGCAACTCGGCCGCCTGCTGAGCATTAAGCAGCGCCCAACCTTGGGACACGGCGCAGACCTCAAGCGGAAACCTGCCCCGCAAGCAGCGCTCAAACCAGGTACGGCCCTGGGCCAGCTCGGCATCACTGAGGGTCTGGGCCTGCGGCTCGGGATCGAGGCGCCCAAAACAATCCTGGTCCCTTTGCCAGACTGGCGCGAGAACATGGCCACGGGCCTCAAGAGCATCCAAAGACGCGGCAACTCGATCAAGGTGTTCCGCCAGCCGCTCAGCTGTCCACGGCTCTGGCTGGGCCTCAGGGAGGCGCCGGACCACTTGCCGTTCCGGCGGCGGCGGCCCTGTGTCGTGGAACCGATCCGGCTCCGCCATCCGCTCGGCCAGGTCAGGCCGTGGCCCCCGCGTCAGGATCGCCTCATCCTGGTTCACGTCTCGGCCGCGCTCGTGTCGCACGATTCGGCAAACCGGGAACACATACCGCAGAAGCGCGACGTGCAGCGCCAGGTCTCGTGGGGCCTCCAGGTCCAACAGCCGCTGCCGAACCGCAAAATCCAGGGACTGAGGCGTGAAGCCGATTTTCGCCGCAGGGTGCAGGAGCCTCCAGGAGTTCGCCAAGTCGTCGTCACTGGGGGTTTTGAGCGTGGACACTGCGGCGCACAGGACTCCAATCGCCGGGGCCCAATCGTGGATGGTGATCGCCATCACGCCACCTCCGCCAGAGCCAGGCACCCGTGGCCTGCTGCCTGCTGCTGAGCCCGCGCCGCCTGCCTCCGCTCCTCCTCCTCGACCAGGGCGATGGCCCCCATCACCCGATCCCGCGTAGTGGGCTTGCCCCTAAACCCGCTGCCCATAACCGGCGTGCCGGCCTTGGTGCCGTATTGCTGCCAGCGGTTGAAGTTCAGCCCCAGCCACCCAGGGCCCGAGACCCTCGCCGCGGCGCCCTCCTGCAGCTGCTCCCGCAGGATCTCCGTGCCGCCCTGCTGATGATCCTGGATTTTCTGGGCCTCGGTGAGCATTCCCTCCCAGGCCCGCTGCGTCCGCTTGGCCTTCGGGTTTCGCGCCGGCCAGAACGCGAGCAGTTCGCGAACCACCGGCAGCAGCGCCGCCGGAACATCCTCGTAGGCCGGCCTAAACCCAGCCTCGCGCTTCTGAGCCTGCGGCTTGACCGGGACGATCGCCTCAGGGTCTGGCGCCGGCTCCGGCGGTGGTTCGGGGCGGGGTCGCTGCTGCGGCTGCACGGCTGTTGGGATGCTTGCAGGGGTGGTGCTCAAAACGGCTTCTGGAGGCCAAAAAAGTTCGGCGCCGTTAGTTGCTGCAACGGTTTTCGGCCGTGGAAGGGTGGTGACCGATCCCGTGGGCTCGGGGGGTGGCTGCGGGGCGACCGGAGGTTGCGGCTCGGGAATTGGGATCAGGAACCCAACCCGATCACGACACGGGCCAGCAGCGACGGCCTCGGGCCGGCGCTCCCCCCGCGCAGTGGGGGGTAAGGGGGGTTCATAGGTTTTCTTCTTCTTGTTCTTCTTCTCTTGATCTTCTTTATGGGCACCTCCTGCCCTATCCCCATGCACCTCCTGCCCTATCCCTAGGGCACCTCCTGCCCTATCTAGATAGGGCACCTCCTGCCCTAGTGCATCTCCTGCCCTATCAACAAGGGCCCATGAAACGTCCCAGATCGTCAGCCGATAGCGGTTCGACGCCTTCCGCCCGCACTCCGCAAACGCATGCTCACGAACCAGCCAGCCTTTGCGCTCCATCCCCGCCAGCACGCCGCTAACCGATCGCCTGGACAAACAGGCCTCCTCGGCCAGTAGGGCCATTGATGGATGGATGTTTGGGTAGTGGCTCTGGAGGCACCACAGGATCGCCAGCTCTAGCGGTGTGGCCTGCCCTCTCAGCCAGTTGGGCAGGGCCGTGAATGAGGGCCGCTGGCCGATGTACTCGGTTGTCATGTAAACTCGTTGTGTTGAGGTTCAAGTTGGGTAACTGATCACCCTCCCTTCCGCCGGGCAAGCATCGGGGAAGGTGATCGTGGGAGGCCCGGCCGCAAGGTCGGGTTTTCTGCTGCTGGGCCTCCGGTACGGGCTACCCTACTGCCTCTGGCCCTTGTCTGGATCAGGGTGGCGCGATGGGGTCGCCCAAGCGGTTGCGGGATGGGTTGCGGCGCTTGGTTGCGGTGCAACCCTAAAATCCTTGTCAGGACCGGGATTATCCTTGGCATCAATCTGGGACCAAGGACAGGGCTGCAGAGGCCTTGAGGAGCCCGCCGAGGCCTATGACCGCTTCATGCAGTTCCTGGAGTTGGGCCCCGACCGGACCCTGACGGCCCTGGCCAAGATCCTGGGGATTTCACATCAGGCAATCAGCAAGGTAGCCGCCCGCTTCAACTGGAAAAAGCGATCCGAGGCCTACGACCGCAGCAGGGGCAAGAAAGGTAAGCCGAAGCGCACCGCGCCGCCCACCCCGCCAACACCGAAGCCGCCTCCAGTCCCGAAGGCGCCCCAGTCACCATCCCCGGCCAGCACCACCAAGCTCGTCAACCCCGAGGTGCTGGGCCAAGTGGACGACTACATCACCGCCCTGGCCGAATCCCATCTGGAGGTGCTCAGCCGCTACCGCAAGGCCTATGACGCCCTCGGCAGCGGCATGGCTGAGGAGGCCCAGGCCCTGTTCCCTTTGGTGCGGGCCTTTCGTGGTGACCTGGAACTCGCCCGCGAGATCTGGCGCCAGCTACTGGAGCAACAGGAGATCGAGCGGGCGAACGTGATGGCCCGGATGCTGTGGGATCTGATCCCGGCCTACTACCGCCTGTGCGAGGCCATGCACGGGCTCGCGAATGGCGGCCGAACGCATTGGGGAGACAGCGCGGGCGTTCACAAGATCCTTGAGGAAGCCTTCAACCTCAAGAAGGGCCAGCCGTGAGCGAGCCCCGCTGCACCGCCGAGATGGTGGCCACCATCGCCCGCGAGCACCCCGGCCAGCACCCGTACACACTGAGCCTGCTGCTGCAGGCCCGGTACGGCCGGGTTTTGGAAGGTCGCGAGGTGGCTCGGATATTGGCTGGGTTAATCCCTGTTCAGACAGGCAGTTAATGGGTATGCTTATCAGGTCATCAACTAGCGAACCCATGGCGCCCTGTGCTCCACCACCGCCAAGGCCCGATCCCAGGCCCGCACCACGCCGACGCCTCGCGCCTGATCTCGCATTGGCGGCGGCCACGCTTCAGCGCTCCGCCCTCCCCTGGGGCCACCCCAGCGCCGTGGAGCTGCGCCGCCTGTTCCGGGAGGAGCGATGAAGGAGCCCCGCTTCGTGATTCTGGCTGACCCTCCAAAATCTTATGGAAAGGCCATTGCTGCAGCGTGGTTTGCCGCTGGTTTCGCCGTGGGCTTTTTTGCGGCGATCCCTTTGGCCCCGTTGCTTGTTCTGCCGTCGAGGCATGCGCCTTGCCCGGTTCAGCGTATTCGCTGAATAAATAACAACAATCTTTTGAGATGGCCTAACCACTATCCCCCAAAACCCTGGGCCTGCACCGCCACTACGGCACAGCTGTGAGCCCCATGCTCACCACCCATTCCACCCCTCAAGCTCCCATGCCTGAATCACTCCTCAACCTGCCCGAAATCCTGGCCAGCCACGCTCGCTGGTTGGCCTGTGATCCGAGCGGCCAACGCGCCAACCTCGACGGGGCCAACCTCAACAGGGCCAGCCTCGTCGGGGCCAACCTCGACGGCGCCAGCCTCGTCGGGGCCAACCTCGACGGGGCCAACCTCGACGGGGCCAACCTCAACAGGGCCAGCCTCGTCGGGGCCAGCCTCGACGGGGCCAACCTCAACAGGGCCAGACTCGACGGGGCCAACCTCGACGGGGCCAGCCTCGACGGGGCCAACCTCAACAGGGCCAGACTCGACGGGGCCAACCTCGACGGGGCCACTGGCATCGTTATCGCAGCCGACGCTCCTCAACGCCTCAGGGCCGCCGCAGCTGCCGCCCTCCAGGAGGGTGCGCTAGAGATGGGCGCCTGGCACTCCTGCGACACCACACATTGCCTAGGCGGCTGGCTGATCCATCAGGCCGGAGAAGTTGGCCGGCTCCTGGAGGCCACAGTCGGCCCAGGGATCGCCGGTTTGATGCTCGGCGGCGTCGAGGCTCACAGCCATTTTTACGACAGCAACGAAGCCGCTACCGAGTGGCTGCGTTCGGTGCTGGCGCAGCCTGAGGCGAAGTCGTGATCGAACCGCTATCCCCCGAGTCCCTGACCCGGTTGCGCCAAGCCGCCGCTGTCGGCGTCGTCGCGTCTCAAGTGCTGGTCAACCTGCTGGAGCGGGTGGAGGCGCTGGAGGCACGGCCGATCCCCGGTGCAGTTGAGCTGGTTCCCTCCACCCCCGAGGCCGCCCCGAAGGCCACACTGCGCAATGCGCTGCTCAGCGCGGAAGCCGCCCTATCGGACATTGCCGAAGGCGAAGAAACCAACGCAGCCCCGAACACATTTAAGTGGGCAGAGCAGCGATGCGCCGAGGCCCTGGCGATCATCCGCCCGGTGATGCAGCAACACGGGATCCGCACATCGGGATACCCCCCGGCAGACGCCCAGCCCGCCCCGCCGGCCGCGCCTGCCGGGGGGTTGGTAGAGCGGGTGGTAGCGGCGATATGGGAAGCGGAGGAGCCGGCCGGGGAAGAGTACGAACGGGCCGCTATAGCCCGCGTCGCGATCCGCCACGTAGCGGCGTGCCTCGATCTGCAGGGCCAACACGGTTGCTCGCTGCTGCTGCGTGAGGAGGCCGACCAATGATTGAAATCAGCTGCCACGGCGGCCGGATCGGCCGGTTCTGGTGGGAGAACTCCGATCGCGGTGGGTTGTTTTTGCGTTCCGGCGAGTGCTACACCAGCTTTCGCCCTGGCCGCTGCGGTTGGGATGAGACCTGGCCAGACAATCACGCCTGGCCTGTGAGGCCATGGGGCAAGGGTGATGCTGCTGATGATTACTGGCGAGACTTTGCGGCTTTTGAACCGTGGCTTGATCGCCAACTGGAGAGCCGAAAAGTTAATCATATTGATTTAAGCATTACAGACAAGATTGAGCTTTATTCAATGCTTTGCGCAGTGTTCCACTGTGGCATTGATGCCGGCCGCAACCCGTGGGGCTGGGCTCTGCGGGTTGAACAGCAAACCACCACAGAAGCCAAATGAAAGACTACAGAACAGTCGAAACCAGCCCCGAAGTCTGGGCCGTGATTCGCGCTCGGCACCCCGAACTTGTGCCATTTGGCACAGCATCATTTGAGGGTGACATGTTTACCTGCTATGGATTCCCCGGCACTGACTTTCCGATAATGGAGGCTCGTACTACCTGGGAAATCGGCCTAGAGTATCAACGCATCAATGAACAGCATCGCTACTGGCTGTGTATTCCAATTAAGGAGGCAACATGAGCACCCCCGATCTGATCAAACGCCTCACCACGGCGCTGCGCGTGCAGCTCGATGGCGTCGCCCTTCACCAGGAGTTGCTGGCCGAGGCTGACGCCGCCCTGGCCCAGCCGGAGGGGGAGGGGCCGAGTGACCAGGAACTTGCGAGCTTCTTGGCCGATCGGCACAGAGCGCGAATGGAGAGTGAATCGGCGTTTGGTTGTCCCGATTTTGACGGAGCCAAGGCCAGGGCTGCTCGGATTGCCGATGCCCGCGCTGTCCTCGCCCGCTGGGGCCGCGCCGTCACCCCGCCAGCGCCGGAGCCGAAAGCAGCACCGGAGGTAGGGGAGGTGGCGGAGTTGGTGGTGTGGCTGACCATGCTGCGGGACAATTCCACGGGGATCGCTACCCGGTACGACGAGAGGCTCGCACGCATCGCCACCCTGCTGCAGCAGCCCTCCGAGCCCGCCCCGGCGGTGGTGCCGGTGGCGGTGAGTGAGCGGCTGCCGGGGCCGGAGGATTGTGACGAAGATGGGTTTTGTTGGATGGGTTACGGATACAGGCTCCCTGGGGAAAACGAAAAAGATCAATACGCTATATGGATGCTTATGCCTTTTGAAGAATCAAATGGAGAAGTGTGGGTCCGCGCCAGCGACATCCCGCTACCCCAGGCCGGGGAGGTGGAGGGATGAAATGGGATGCCTAGGTAGTGTTCTGGATCTGCTTTTTTGTCTACGAAATCGCCATTCAACTTTACCCAAACGGGATTAAACCATGACTATCACTGAAAGCAGCAGCAACCTGCCAGCACAAATGCACTGCACTAACCGCACCAGCCCCTTGGGTGAGGATTACATCGGAACTTGTTACTTATGCGGCAAGACAGGGATTGGAGATGCTGAGATGTTTGAAGAGTGCAAAAACCCCAATGGATTGACGCAAGGTGAAGCACTCATTGAAGCGCTTGAAAACCCTGCCACCACCCTGCTGCTGCAGCAAGCCCAGCCCGCCCACGCCATCGCGCCGCCCCAGGCCGGGGAGGTGGAGGCGTGAGCAAAATCAAGAAGACGATTGCCGACTACCGCCCGTTTTTTGCGCTGAGCGAACTGCTGGATGCTCTCATTGCTGGCGAGCTGATAGCAAAAGATAGAAAGGCTGTTACCCGCCGCCTGAGAAGAATTAGGGAAGCTGTGCTCGCCGCGCCTGAGGCGGCGATGGTGCCGGTGGTCTATGACGCTGGAGATGGCATTTCGATTCACCGGGCCAGCCAAGCCCCTGAAGCGTGGGCTGTTCGCAGGGATATGGATTGCCTTGCGCTTGACGGCACATGGAGTTGTGAGCCGATGCCGTCAAGCCAAACCGAGGAATGGCTGGCACGCCATCGGTTCGCCTCGGCCGAGGCTGCCGCCCACGCCATCCCGCTGCCCCAAGCCGGGGAGGTGGAGGCGTGAGCAACAAGCAACTCTATCTACTTTGCGCCGTGATTCTCTTCACGGTGAGCAATATATTCCGGCCTGCACTTTTATTCGGGATTGCGTTGTCTTTCCTTGCCCTGTTTTTTATTCACAGAAACATGAACGAACCACTTTCCCCCGCCGCACAAGCGGTTGACGATGCGACCCGCAACACATGGTTCACTCGGGACTTTCCCCGCCCCATTGCCGCCGCCGCCCTCCGCGCCGCTTCAGGCCGAACGGGAGACCTGATCGGCGACATTTCTCACCCGAAGTTTGCAGAGGGCGTGCTCGCTGCGGTGGACCTCCTGGAGCGCATCGCCAACGAGCTGGAGACCCCCAATGCCTGAATGCTTCCCGGACATGCCCCGCCACGTCCGCCAGCGCGGCGATGAATGGCAGGGCGCCGACCACCAGAACGGCCCTAGGCGGCCGATCCCGGCGCCTCAAGCTGGGCTGCCATGGCGAACCGATGGACCGGCCCCGGCCACCATCACCCCTGCCGACCGCCTGGCCTTGGCGGTGTGCCGTGGCGCTTGCCCAACCGGTGGCCCATGCCCGGTCGAGGCGATCTGCAGTGACTGCCGCCGCGACTCCGCCGCCGTCGCCCACGAGATTGCCCGGCAACTGCGAGAGCGCTACGGCAGCAGCGCCATAGCCGACTGGCTCGACGGGGTGGGGTGCCACACGCCGAGGGCCGGGCGAGCGGTGCATCCATGACCACCCCCCCAACCGAGTGCCCCAGCTGCCACGGCAACAGCTTCCGAACAGCTGACACCCGGCTGAATCGAGATGGCCGCCGCCGCCGCCGGTATCGGTGCCACAGCTGTGAATATCGCTGGACTGCCTGGGAGGGCGAGCGCAGCCAGTCGCCACCCAAGAAGAAGCAGCGCCGCCCGCTGAGCCCCGAGGAGGTGCGCCTGATCCTGCTGTCGCCGTTGAGCAGCTGCAGCCTGGCCAAGCAGCTGGGCTGCTCCCATGAGGCGGTGTGCTCGGTTCGCCGCGGCGACACGCACGCCCAGCTCTGGCCGGAAATTCCGCGGCAGCGTGCCAGGACCGGCCCCTCGTGCTTTGACTGCAGCCGCTGGCGTGGTGGATCAAACCCCTGCAAAGACGGGGTGCCGGAAGCGAAAGCCAGCAACCCCGGCTTTGCAGCCGAATGTGAGCTGTATGACCCGCGTGCGGGATGAGCCAATCCCTGTCAGGATAGCCACAGAACAACCATCCTTTGCCTTGGGTTAATGCCGCAGCAATCTCCGCCGCCCCGCATCGCCTGCCTTGCGCCCGAGGGTGAGCCAGCACGCTTCAAGGCCCTCTGCAGCCCAGAGGCCCCTGCCACACCACGCAAGCGCCTGGCCGCCGCCCGCGCCCGCATCAACCGCCGCAAGCCCGCACGCCTTCGCCGCCCATGACATCACCAAATGATCAGCGCGAAACTCTCATCCCCGGCACGAACGGGAAGATTCGCCACCTACGGCCCGCCGGCCCCATCCCCGACTGGCGCATCCGCCAGCTCGCCGCCGAGGGCATGATCAGCCCGTTTGAGCCGGGGAAAATTCGCTCAGTTACGGAGCAAGAACTAGATTTGCCTGCAAGTAATCTATATAGCACCTCTCAGCGTCCAGTCATCAGTTACGGTTGCTCCTCTTACGGCTACGATCTTACTCTTTCACCAAAAGACTTTCGCATCTTTCGGCACGTTCCCGGTTTAATCGTAGACCCCAAAAACTTTGACGATCGCTGCCTAATTCAAGCAAAACTAAATCACGATAAACAAGGTTCGTATTTTATTCTTCCTGGCCACACTTATGCTCTTGGCGCAGTTGGGCCACGCCTCAAGCTCCCGCCCAATGTTACCGCAATTTTTATTGGCAAAAGCACCTACGCCCGCTGCGGTGTTATTGTCAACCTCACCCCCGGCGAAGCTGGCTGGGAAGGCCACCTAACCCTAGAAATAAGCAATTCATCAGGTGCCGACTGCCGCATCTACGCCGATGAAGGGATTTGCCAGGTACTCTTCTACGAAGGGGTGCCCTGCGACAACCCCTACGGTGATGGCAAATACCAAGGGCAAGAAGCCGGTGTGACATTGGCTAGAGTTTGATTGGCTTGATCATTGCTTACATCGCTACCGCCGACCATGACCCAACCCGACTTTCGCGCCGCCCTGAAGCAGCTAGCCGACGCTGTTGACGGGTGGGAGATAGAGCCAGCAGCGGATGACCCGCTGGCCATGGCCATGGATCACGCCCGCAAGCTGCTGAAGGCCGCCGAGGAAGGCGAGCGGCTGTCATCCGGGAAGCTGGTCAGCGAACGGCTAGACGAGCTTTTGGCCGAGGTCGAGCAAAGGGGCCTTGAGCCTGCTGAGGTCGTCCTAGGTGGCCGCGCCTTTCAGCTTTATTGCAAAGAGAGGCACGTATACGCCCCAGGTGGAAGATTGCACGGTGGCTACCACGGACTTCCGGTAACAGAATGGGACTCAGAAGCCGCTGAATATGTTGCTATTGAATGCCATCAGTGACGCCACACGACCAACCCACTTGCCCCCACCACCGATGACCGACCCTCGCATCATTGCCCTGTCTTCCAATCCAGGACAGGTTGAACCGGGCCCGTTTTCAGAGCACGAACTGCGCCAGCAGTGGAACGCGCAGGCTGATGAGTTCAACCAATGGGAATCGCTGGATTCCTCCGAACAGTTGGCATGGGCTCAAACCCGCGCCATTGCCGCGGCTGCCACGGCCTCACCTGAGCTTCCTAAGCCCGAGGCGGAGCGCGTCCTGAGGCTGGCCGAGATCATCAATAAGGTGGGCCTCGACTACGACAGCAAAGACATTGTTTTCAGCGCTGCAGCGCTGGCTGAGGCGATCCTGGCGCATCCTGGGTTCAGTGGCTGCCACGATGGCCCTGCTGCCTCGGCGGTGAGCCCGGTAGAGCCAAGCCCTGTGGTCATCAGTGAAGCTCAAAACATGTGGGTAGACGAGCTGTATACCGAATGGTATCGCTGCCCCCAATGCAAAGACGACATGATCACCCGTGCCTCTAATTTTTGCCCTAAATGTGGGGTGAAACTTCAATGGGAGTGAGGTGCCACCAATGCCTGACATCAACACCCCCAACCTCCTGCCCTGCCCGTTCTGCGGGGGCACTGAACTAAGCATTCGCACAGACCTTCAAAGCAGCATTGCCTATGTCGTTTGCAGCAACTGTGACGCACAGGGGCCGCTTGCCAGCTTCGCAGAGATGTTGTGGGAGAAAGAAGAAGCCGCCGCCGGCTGGAACCAGCGCAGCCCCTGGCAGCCGATTGAAACGGCGCCAGTAGATGCTGTCGAGATACTTGTGTTAGATGGAAGGAAGGTGAAATCAGTTGTATCAAGCGGTCCCGATGCAGGCTGTTTTTCAAATGAATTTGGAGACGAAGAATCTTTGGTATGGTTCCCTACCCACTGGCAGCCCCTCTACTTGCCACCCACCACCACTCCTAGCCCCCATGCTTGACGCCAACGACCCCGCCTTCCGCCAGCAGTACCCCAACGGCGCCACCGTCTACGACCGCACCGGGCGCAGGATCAGCGGCGTGGTGGCCTTCAACCCGGCAACGGGGGAGGTGATCCGCCATGGCACAAGCCGCATCGTTGGCGCGGTCTTGCGTCTGGTCAGGAGCCACCCGCAGATCTGGGATCTCCCGGCTGAGTTTCGCCGCCACGGCTTCTGGCCCGCTCCGCTGACGATCAGGGCGAACATGCCACCGCTACCTAGGCACCCGATGTGCCGGTGCATTCTTATGCTTCCAGTGCCACTCAAGCCGGCAACCGAAGCCGATCTAGCTTTTACGATTAACGAACCCTTGCCAGAAGTGGCATGGAGATCACTGGTTGCAGGTGAATCCGTCACGACAGAAGAATTCATTGACCCCTGTCGTCCGCCCCTCCCAGTGCTTGACGACCGCACCCCGGAGGAAATCTGCGGCTACGGCGATGACGGGCTTTGTAGTCACTGAACCCCGCCCCTGATGCCCCTAAACCTCCTCCACCACGCCGCCTACCACGACTGGGGCGGCTTCCCCGCGATGCGGGAGGTGCAGGAGGCCAGGGCCGCAGAAGCGGCGATCCCGGCGGCAGTGGAGCCTTACACCAATTCCTTCAGGCAGTACATCGCTGATGCCTTCCCGCGCTTCCCGTTTACGCCTCACACAGAACGGCTGATCGCCCTTGGCCAGCGCTTCGCCGATGGCGACCTGCCGCGGCTGATGGTGGAGCTCCCCCCGAGGCACTGGAAGTCCACAATCTTCAGTCGGTTCCTGCCCGGCTACTGCCTGCGGCGGTTCCCCGATCGCTCCGGGGGCATCTGCTGCCAGACCCAGGATCTTGCGGTGGGGTTTTCCGAGAATGCCCGCGATTACTTCGCCGCCAGTGGTGGCCCGTTGAGCCCCACCCGCTCAGGGAAGGAGGAATGGGGCACCGCCGATGGGATCGGAACGATCTGGACTGCAGGCATCGGCAAGGGCACCGGCAAGCCAGGGCACTGGCTGTTCATCGATGACCCGATCAAGGGCAGGGAAGAGGCCGAATCGGCGGCCTTCCGCCGGCAGGTTCACAACTGGTGGGATTCAGTGCTGAGCGCCCGTGAGGAGCCCGGCAACGGCGTGGTGGTGGTTCACACCCGCTGGCATGAGGCCGATCTGATCGGCTACCTGTTGAGCAAGAACCTGGAACTGGAGAAGGAGGACATGGAGGACGACTGCGAGCGCTGGCACGTCGTCTCCCTGCCGATCTCTGCGGTGCCCGCCAACGACATCAAGCCCCTACCGGCCACCGTCACCCGCGAGGCCGACAGCCGCCAGCCCGGCGAGGCCCTGGACCCCGATCGTTTTGATGAGCGATGGATCAAGCGGAAGAGGGCCAACACGCCAGAGCGGGACTGGGAATCGATTTTTCAGCAGCGGCCGAGCGCCGGGAAGGGGACCGTTTTCTTCCTGGATCGAATGCGGTTCTACGGCTGCCCGGCCTGGCCCGGCAAGCCCGACGACCCCGAGCTGCCGACGCACTTCATCCGCCGGATCCTGTCGGTTGACTGCACCTTTGACGACACCGCCGGTAGCGACATGGTGGCGATGACCCTTTGGGGGCAGACCCCTCAAGGCGCCTGGTTGCTGGATCTGGTGAATGAGCGCTTGGACTTTCCCGCTACGGTGAGCATGATCCGCTCGATGTACACCCGGCACCGCTTCGGGGAGCTGGTGATCGAGAAGAAGGCCAACGGCGCCGCAGTGATCAAGACCCTCACGCAGGGCGCCCACGGCTATCAGGTGGTTGCCGCCGGGGTCGGTGACATGGGCGGCAAGGAATCCCGCGCCAATGCTGCCAGCGTGGAGTTCAACAACGGCCGGGTGTTCCTGCCTCGCTCCGCCCCCTGGAGCAATGTGGTCAAAGATCAGTTATTGCAATTCCCCGCAGCAACGTTCGATGACATTGTGGACAGCACAAGTCAGCTCTTGATCTATCTCTCCAGCTCTGGTCCCATCAGTTTCTCTACGGTGAGCTATGGCTATGGCGCCTAAGCATTCACTGATGCAATAATGGGACAACAAACAGGCCCAAATCCGGTGCGTTGAGCATGGCCACCACCACCCGGCGCCTCAGGGCCGCCCGCAGCCAGAAGGTCCGGCCCGACCCGTGTCCTGATCTGGACCGGCTCAAGGGGTTCCCGCCGCCTACGGCATGGTCGGAGCAGCTGGCGGCCGACAACCTCCTTTTGGCCGCCAGCATGGCCAACCGGATGGCCCGGTCCACCCGGATGCCGTTTGACGACCTGTTCCTGGTGGCCGCCAGAGGCCTGCTCAACGGCTGCCGCAAGTATGACCCCGAGCGCCTTAACCCGGCCACCAAACGCCCCTATGCCCTGTCCACGTGCGTGGTGCCCTACGTCCGTGGGGCCATGGCCCAGTGGCTGCGGGACCGGGGCCACAGCTCCGGGGTGAAGTTCCCCGATAAGTGGAGGGACGTGGCGCCCACGGTGCGGCGCCTCGCCGCCGACGGGGCCACCCTCTCGGCCGTGGTGGAGGCCACCGGGCTCGCGCCTGAGGAGGTGACGGCGATCCTTGAAGCACAGGGGGCCACGCGGCTCCTCGACCCTGAGGCCCTCCATGCCAACCGTGAGCCCGACCCGTGGGATGAGATCGAGAGCTACGACGAGCTGAACGAGGTGCTGCGGATCGCAGACGAGGCCCATGCCGCTCTGCGGTGGGCGGATCGGCAGATGCTGGAAGCGGCCTGGGATGCCCAGCCCCGGCGCCAGGTGGCGCGGATGCCCCATGGGCAGTTCCTGCGGCACGCCGAGGGCATCATTTGGGGCGAGCGACTGAAGCCGGCGCCAGAGCAGCAGGCCCTGGCCTTGGTCGTGCCTGACGGGGCTGCAGGGGGCCCCGAGGGCAAGGCGGGGCGACGCATCACGGATCCGGTTGAGATCCTGCGGGTGGCGGAGCAGTTGGATTTGTTTGGTGCCTGTCGGGATGGGGGTGGGGCATGAGCACCACCCTGCACCTCCGCGAGGCCCAGTATCACGCCATCGCCGAGCAGCGGATCAGCAGGGCCGCAGCGGCTGGGCATCAGCCCGACCTGTTCAGCCTCACCGCCTAACCCGCCCCTGTCACGACCCCCACGCAAGCGGGAAAACTGGGCCAGAAGGACTAGGCACCGGTGCAGCAGCAGATCAGCCACCCGAGCGATAAGGGCGATCTGCCGTCGTTCCAGCACCCGAAGCTGCGGGAAGTGATGGCCGACCTCGATCTGGTCGCCGACTGCTGGGATCTGCTGCGAGGCGACGCGAAGAAGCGGCACCTGCCAAAAGAGGCCGGCGAGCCCCGGCAGGCCTATGAGGCGCGGGTGGGGCGCAGCAGCTATCCGAGCTTTTTCAAGGATGGCGTGAGCGCCTTCGCGGGGGTGCTGAGCCGTTACCAACTGCGAGGGGTGCAGCAGGGTCTCCTCGACGCGGCCCAGGACATTGACGGCGAGGGCAACAGCCTGAAGGCTTGGGGCCTCGGCACCGATGCCCTGGTGCTCCGGGATGGCGGCTGCCTGCTGATGGCCGACGCGCCGCAGGGGACACCCGAGAGCAGGGCGCAGGAGCGGGCCCAAGGCCGCCGGCCCACGTTCTCAGCCGCCGAGCGCCGGAACGTCCTGAATTGGCGGACCGTCAAGCGGGGCGGACGGCGGGTGCCGATCGCCGTCACGATCCTGGAGTGGCACGAGGTAAAAGACGGGGATTACGGCGTCAAGCTGGAGCCCAGATACCGCGTGATGCAGGGGGGCAGGTGGCGCCTCCTGGAGATAACCGGCAACGGCGGCAAGGGGGCTTCGGCCAGCTTCATCATCAAGGTGGCCACCGACGATGACGGGCGCCCGCAGGAGGGCACCTTCACCGGGCCCAGGGGCGAGGCGCTGGAGAGCCCGCCGGTGGCCTGGTACGGCGTCAGCCGCGACGGCTTTGGAGAGGGCGGCCTGCCGCTGCTGAGCCTGGCGAACCTCACCCTGGACTGGTTCCGCGAATACTCCGACCTGAAGGAGCTGCTGCACCGGTGCGCTCTGCCGGTGGCCGTGGTGAAGGGGCGCCGGATGGCTGGGCCCAATGGCGAGCCACTGCCGCTGATGCTGGGGCCGAACAGCGTGGTGGAGTTCCCGAACGCAGGCTCCGGGGAGGGGTTGGAGTTCGCCGAGCCCTCCGGCAGCAGCCTGGACAAACACCTGGCCCACCTGGAGGGGATCGAGAAGCTGATTGATCGCAGCACCCTGAGCTTCCTGTTCAGCGGCAGCGGTGAGCGCACCGCCACGCAGGCCGAGCTGGAAGGGGCCCAGCTGCAGGCCACCATCACGGCGATGGCCGAGAGCAAGAGCAGCGCATGGGAGAGCCTCTTCCAGCTTTGGGGGGCCTTCACCGGCGAGCGGCCCCAGCCCGGTGCGGGCCTTGACCTGTTGCCAGGGGTCACCGACAAGCCCGTGGATGATGCCTTATTGACCCTCGCCGGCACGCTCTACGACAAGGGCCTTCTCATGCGCGAGACGGTCACGCACCTGGCGCAGAAGCGGGGCATGCTCCGCCCTGGTGCCGATGGCCAGAAGGAGGCCGCCGATCTGGCTGCCGAGGATGAACGGCAGCAGGCGTTGATGAACCCGCCGGCACCGGGGGCGAATGACCTCGCAGGCGACGACGTGGACGCGCAGGGGCTGCCGCTGAACTGAGATGGCCCCCACCGTCACCATCGGCGACCAACAGCTCCAGCTAGCCGACGACTACGCCGCCGCCCTCGACGCGATCGGCGACCGGGCCACCACCAACACGCAGGCGGCTCTCCGCCGGTCCCTGGCCCGCACCCTGCGGGATCTGCGGCGGTATTACGGCCAGTTCGTGGACCCCGAGCGCCCGGACCGGCCCAGCGCCGATGGCGTGACCCGCCGACCGGGGTCCTATTCGATCGCCGATGGCTCGGCCAAGTTCCGCAAGCTCCTGGAGCTGGCCCAGGCCTTCGCGTCGGATCGGGAGCTGGCCTGGCTGCAGAACCGCTACCGCGAGGACTTCGCCGAGGCGGTGGCCCTCGGCGGTGACCTGGGACAGCAGCTCGCGCAGACCGCCGACCCTGACGCGACCGCACAGGGGGTGTTCGTGGGTGCCAGCAGGGCCGCCGTGGAGGCCGCCGCCAGCACCGCATCGGCCTACATCCGGGGCGAGGTGGAGAGCTTCCGCGACAACATCGCCCGGATCGTCACCGATGGCATCGGCCGCGGGAAGGGGCCCCGCGTGCTGGAGGGAGAGATCAGGACCGCCCTGCAGGGGGCCCGCGATCCGCAGGGGCTGAACAACCGGCTGGGCCTGGAGCAGCGGGCCGAGCTGATCGCCCGATCGGAGCTGGCCAACGCCTACGTGGGCGCCCAGAAGGCAACGGCAGCCCGCAACGGGTTCGGCTATGCCCGGTGGATCGCCACCAAGGATGAGCGGACGTGCGCGGTGTGCGCCTCGCGCCATGGCCGGATCTACCGGCTCGACGAGATGGTGGGCACGCTTCATCCTCGCTGCCGGTGCAGTCTCTCCCCCGTGGCCACCGAAGCCGTGGAAGAGGCCGATCCCGCCCTCAGGGCCACCCTGTTGCGGGAGGATTACTGGGAGCGCTCGCGCAAGGCCGTGGCCGAGGAGTTTGCCGCCGCCAAGGGTGGAGCCGATCAGGGCTGGCCCTTCGCCCGTGCCTCCCAGGTGCTGGAGGAGGCCGTGCGTAAGCCCTCCCCCAGCGAGCGGCGGCAGTATCCCGACATTGAGCGGGCGCCGGCGCCGGTGGGGTAGGGGCGCCCAAGGGGAAGCGGGAAAACTACCTGCAGTAGCAGCGGTTCCAGTGGCAGGCGGCAGCAAGGGCAGGCGGACCTACGCCAGGGACAACCGGGGCCGCTTCGCCTCGACTGGCACCACCACCGCCAAGGCCAAGCCCGCCGCCCGGCGAGCGCAGCGAGGCACGAACCGAATCACCAGGGACAACAGCGGCAAGATCACCGGCGTGGGTAAGAACGGCGCCACGGCGCGTGGTGGTCGCCTCAGGACCGCCGCCGGGAACCAGCGGGGGGCGGTGTTGGATCGGCTCAAGCGGGCGCCCATGGCGGGGACTGTGGGCAGGGGCGGGAAGATTCGGGGTGGGGTGAAGGGGATGGCTGTGGCCAGGCAACCGGCAACGATCGGGAAGCCCATTGGCGGCGCAAGCAAGCAAATCAAGGGCGGCGCCGTCAGGGGCACCATGAAGCCTCCGGTGACGCTGGGAGGGTTGCTTGGCGCGGGTGGAAATCGGTGGCAGAAGAACGGCATGGACAGGATTTATTTCAATAACATTGCGGAAAGAGCTGGCATTAGCGCCAATCGCTACAAGTCGGGAAACATCAGTTCGGCCAGTCTTTCTGGTAAGGGAATTAGCAACAGCAAAGCACGCGAAATCATATCCACTCTTGAGTCGGGGAAGGTTTTTTACGATAGGAAGGCAAGACGAATGGTTGTTCAGGGCCCGGCCATGAGAACTGGCAGGTCCAGTCAGATGACCACGGCTGAGCAGCTAGCGGGCAGGGTCGCCAGCCGCCTCCAGCGGCAATCCAGAATGAGGGCAACACGCCGGGCCAATCAGGGCGGAGCGCCAAGGCCGGCGGCTAAGCCAGTCGCCCCCAAGCAAACCAAGGCCGCCACGGTGGCACGACGCCCAGTCAAGACGAGGCAGGACAAAGCGGCTCAGGCGATGAGGCTCGCCTCTCGTGCAGCGGCTCGATCTCAGTCGCCCAAGCTGAGCAAGGCGGCGGCACTGCGCAGCGAGAAGCTGTCAGCCAGCCTCAGGGCAAGGGCAAAACAGCTATCGCAGCGGCCAACCCTCAGCAGGGCCCAGCGGGACAAGGCTGCACGGGCTCGGAAGGACTACGGGGTGAAGTCCACGGGCACCAAGGGCAAGAAGGGTGCTGCAGTCCCCTCTGGAGCAATCCCATCGGGCCGCACCGTCTACCGGACCAGGGCGCAGGCGATCAGGGCGCAGCAGGCCCGCACCAACACCCTCGGGAAGGCGACCGCCGCGAAGCGAGGCTTCAATGAGGCGGTCGGCAAGCGCAGTGATTTCGCCGACTCCGCCCCCCGCACCGTGATCAGCCGCCCAAGGATCCCGCAGCTCAGCCTGTCGGGCCGGGTTGAGCGTGTCGGCGCTGGCCGCTTCCGCACCATTGGCGAACGCCTGGGCGGCGGCAGCATCCGCCGGCCTCGATCCAAGCCCGGCCCGCTGCGTGGCACCAAGGCCTGGAAGCGGCAGCTCAATCAGGCGATCAAGGCGAACGGCGGCAAGGACGCGGCCGCGTTCCGGTTCTGAATCGCCAGCCCGGCCCGGCTTGCCCCTCCGAGGGAACGCCTGCGTTACAGACTGTGAACTGGCACCGCCGATCGCGATTGGGAGGTAACGCCTGCGTTACGGTTGAGGTCTGGGAGGCAATCCCAGCACCTCAACCAGCGAATCAACCATGAAATTCAAAACCATCATCACCAGCCGCAACCTTTCCGATGCAGTTGAGGCGATTGTCACCGCAGCCGACGAATATGAGGCGCGGATCAAGGCGCTCCGCTGCTGGACCGGCAACCGCAAGCTTTGCGCCTTTCATCCCTACAACCCCCTCCCCGGCCAAGATCCTTCTGGTCAAGCTGGCTATGGCTATGCCGCCGCAGCTCCATCCTCCGGCTGCGAACTATCAGCCGCTACCGGGATGGTTCGGGTCTACATGGAGGCCTGCTAGGTTCGCCTTGTCCCCGTACACGCGGGGATGGCCCGTAGCTCCTTGGCTTCTGGCATCTATTCCCTGCACACGCGGGGACGAACGCTTGCCCCATCGCCCCAGTCCTGGCCCTCGGCTGAACGCCTGCGTTACAGCTTGTGAACTGGCCTGTCCAGACACGGGCGAGGGGTAACGGTTGCGTTACTGTGAGGCTTCAGGGGAGGGATCAGCCCTCTCCGCACCTCTCAACCAGCGATGACCACCATTTCTATTGACCAAGTGCAGCAGTGGACGTGGGAGAACCATTCCCCCGATCACCGCGCAGCCGTGCCGGTTGTACCCACTGAGGAGCGCCGCGCTTTCTCTGCCCTGATGGACCTTGAAAGGCCAAGCCAGCAGCAGATCGCGCTACGCGAAGCAATCCGCCGGAAAATCAGCTATCGCATCAGCCGCGAAATTGGCTGGTGAATCCAGTGGCCGGCCGGGAGCCTATCCCGGCACCCCCCCACAACCAGCGAGCCAACCATGCCCGAAAAACGCTTCTTCCCGATCTCCTGCCGCTCCGCCTACTGCGGCGAGACGACCTGCCCCGCTACCTGCTCCAACCTGCCGGAGTTGACCGCCTTCAACGCCTGGAAGCGGCGCACTGGGGCGACCCAGCCGGATCCAATCTGGAGCCCTACCTGTTGGCAGGCTGCGGCCTGACCCCCCATGGCCCGCCGGGGCCTACCCGGCAACCACTCTCCGCCACCAACTCTCAGTCATGTCAATTTTTTGTGTTTACGAGCAACAAGCCGTCTGGCTTTTTGCCAGCAGAAACGAAGCCCTGGATTTTAACCGTTCCAGATCAGACGAACACCGCTGGTCTGAGGTTTCCCCGTTTGACGGTCGCCCGTTCTCTCCCAGAGATTCCAACAGGCCAACCGAGCCCGGGCCCGGCCAGGAGTGCTGTCGCAGGATCCAGCGCCACTGCCGCAGATGGTGGCAGGCCTACGACGCATGGAACAAGGCAGGAGGGCTAAGCAGTTCTGACTTTGCCTGACCCCCATGGCCCGCCGGAGCCTATCCGGCAACCCATCCCACCGCTCACCAGCCATGACCAGCACAGCCGCCAACAAGCAGCAAGCCCAATTCGCCGACCACGTTGCGGGGGAGCCTTACAGTTTAACCCGCGAAGAGTTCGTCAGATTTGCAGGATTACAAGAGGATTACGAGGCTTTTCTGGACGTGCTGCAGCGAAAAGCAGCAGGCGGCAGATTGCCTGGAAATGGGCACAATTACGCGCCCGAGGTCCAGGCCTTCTGGGCCGCCATTGCCTCACTTGAAGCGATGCGCAAATTTCAGCAGGATGATGGTACCAGTTTCTGTGAATCTGGCCTGGCCATGGAGATTGAGGGTGGTGCACCTATGGATTGGTTTTACGAGTCCACTTCTGGCACACGCTTTAAGGTTCTGGAATGGCGGGAAGAACAGTATGACCGCCCAGAAGATTCATATACAATTATTGAATTGCCCGAACCGATTTTTTCAGTCACGATCCCGGCTAATCGGGATCAGCCGGGCCGTAGCCACTACGAAGCAATTCGCCGTGGTGGAAGCT